GTCGGTATCGGTGGGATTCCAATAATTTTCTGAAACAATTGTATCTGCGCTGAAAACACACGCCGAAGTTTGACATAAAGTTGTTCCACTACTATTAAAATTGAATTTGAATGGCATTCGATTACCATCATCTTCCCCAATTAATAATGGTGAAAAAATAACTTCTTGGTCGTAACTTTTTTCGTCTGACGCCAGAGATAAATCAGTCACTTCATTGACCGGTTTTAGACCAAATCTTCTAAAATTATATTGATTAATATTTTGATATGCCATAATACTATGATAAATACCTGATAAGCGAGTATTTATATATAAAAAAGAAGAGATGATTACAACAGATGCAGAATTTTATTCATCACCATACTACTTTCTACTAAGAGATAAGGGAGACAAATACTCTTTATACTACTCTGTAGAGGAAAATTTAACAGAAGCTCGTAAAAAAGACGAAGTAATTCATTTTGAAAAAAGTAAAGGTGTTAAGGTTAAAAACCATCTTAAGAAAGTCGCCAAAGAGAAAAAAATTAAAACAACTAAAGGTCTTAAAAAAGATTTAGAGGAATTGGTAAATTTAGATGGAGCATTATCTAATTCTAAAATCCCGATTCTTGACCCAAGATTACACCCACATAAAACTATGGACCAAACGGTTGCAGCGGCAAGGATTACGAATGACCCTATTTCTCGTGGTTATAGAACATATTATGGGGAATCTGTTGAAGAGGTTAGTGAAATTGATATGTCCGGCGCATTTGGATATGAGGAAACTGAAGATATGGACGGAGCTCAGACTTACAAATATTTAGTAAAAAAGATGGGAATGGAACCGGATGAAGCTAAGGATAGAACAAAACAACAAGGTAAAGACCCTTCAGGAAAAAAAGATAAAAAATCAAAATATTATCACGATAAAAATTTTGTTACAAGAGCAACTCTATCTGAAATCCAAAAACAAAAAATGATTAAAGTTGTTGAAGATATTCTAATGGGTAAAAAAAATTCAGATAATTCTGAAGTTGGTAAAAAAGAAATGGGTAAAAACATTGATGAATTACCATTATTAATTAGAAAAAATTTAAAATCTCTTTTGAATCATGTTGAAAAAAATGGTTATTCAAAAGAAGATTTAATTAAACTCATAAAAAAAGGTGAATAGAAGTTTATACGATAAGGAGATTGAATTCCCTTCAGATAAAAGGGAACACATGAAAAAATGTTTTCATCGGGTAAAAAATGCAAACAACAATACTGAAGGTTACAATAGAAACAAAGAACTCCAAAATCAAAAATTTATAACATATAAACAATTAAAAAGAATTAAAAACTTTTTTGACAATTTTAAAGGTAACCAAAATGAACCTTCATTTGTTTTAAATGGTGGTATTGAAATCAAAAATTGGGTTAACGACGAATTGAGAAAAATGAGAGACTATCTTAAAAATACCAAGACAAATAAAATGAACGCTGGTATGATGAATCAATTTATTGACTCTCATGAGAAAAAAGACTTCACAAATGTAAGGCCATCTCAAGAACATTCAAAAACTATCGATAGATACAATGCGGCAGTTACTGAAAGTTTAATGAGAATAAACGAATTAATTTCAAAACTATAAAACTATGCCAGCTCAAATTCCAGTAAATTTAAATCAAACAGAAAATAATCAATTGACGGCACTTTCAGACCAACAAAGAATAAGTTTAATCCCTAGAAACGATTATAATAGAGTTGGTAATGAATATTCCGCAGTTAATAAAGACGCTCTTGCCGATGGGGATTCTAAAGGTAGAGGAACGGGAATATTTTTAGATGTATATAATAATGGGGCGGGAACAATTGAAGATGTAACTGAACGTAAAAATACAATTGTTAAAAATAAATTTAACCCATCTAAAACTTACCCTAATTTCTAATGAAACTCCAAGGAGCATTAAAAGGTTTAATTTGTGAGATTGCGTCAATCGATAGTATTGTTGATGCAATAAAAAATAGAAAAGTTTTAATAATCTATTATGATGGTGATGAACCGGGTGGTAGAGGGTTACGTCAAATTGAACCTGTGTGTTTAGGAGTTAGTAAAGCAGGTAACAAAATTTTAAGAGCTTGGGATAGTGAAGGAGCTTCTTATACAGGGTTTAAAGGAGAACAACCTTTACCCGGATGGAGGATTTTTAGATTAGATAAAATACTTTCAAGTAAACCAACTGGTGAGATTTACAATACTCCACGACCTAATTATAATTTTAATGGAGACAAAAGCATGACTAGTGTAATTATTAATGCTAAATTTGAAGGAACTCCGGCAACATAACAAGAAAATAAATATAATATGGATAGATTAATGGAAAAATTGGCTTTATCAAAAGCAATTATGGATAAAGCGGATGGAATAAAAAGTTCTAATTCTTTAAACGGAGGGTTACCACCAACATCGTTACAACAATTAAACGCTCCGGAAACATTTAACATTCCGAATGCAAAATATAATATTCCAAGTGAATTTTTAGGCGAATCACAACAAAGAAATCAACCTTTTGTTTCAAACGAACCAAGAGAAAATACAAAACCTGTTGGAGTTCCTACTGTAGACGCTATTAAAAATTCTAAGTTACCTGATGAAATTAAAAGGTTAATGATGGAACATCCGATTGCTCAACCTCAATCACAAACAACAACTATTTCAAATGAGTTGATTGAGAAGGCATCAAGGTTAATGAAAAAAAATGAAGGTAGTTATATTCCTGAATCCGCAAAACCAAAACAACAAACACAACAAACTCAATCCTCTACATCGGGTATTGATTACGATTTAATTAAAAAGATGATTAATGAGGCGGTAAATGAAGCATTACACGAGAATGGTTTAATCACTGAAAGTTCTGAAAAATCTAATGAGGTTTTTACATTCAAAGTAGGTAAACATGTATTTGAAGGAAAAGTGACAAAAATTAAAAAATTATCTTAGCCCCCCTTTATTCTTAGACTAAAATTACTATATTTTAAAAAAATATATTAATTAATTATGTCTAAAATCAAAGTATTAGTTGTCCCATCTGATAGAACAGGTGTGGGTAAATTCAGGTCAGTTGACCCTCATGTCTTCCTACAAAATTTATACGGAAATGAATTCCATGTTGATATAGTTTATGACCCATCATATGATGATATGAACTTTTGGAAGGAGTATCAAATCGTTGCATATCATAGAAGTATTGGTCATGATTTTGAAAGAGCTCACGCATTAATTCAAAAATTAAATGACCTTGGAATTGTAACTATTTGTGATATTGATGATTATTGGATGCCGGGTAAAGAACACCCTATTCACGACATTATTCGAGTTAATAAGATTAATGAAAAAATCGTCGCAAATCTTAGAGTTTCCAAATATGTTACAACAACAACTGAATTATTTGCGGACGAGATTCGTAAATACAATAAAAATGTTGTGGTTTTTCCAAACGCAATTAATCCAAATGAACCTCAATTCAAAGAACCTACAATAGAATCAGATAGAATGAGAGTTGGGTGGTTAGGTGGGTCATCACATTTACACGATTTACAATTATTAGATTTTACAAGGATTTCTCAATGTAAAGACAAACTACAATTTGTTCTATGTGGATTTGATACGAGAGGAACTGTGACCGAGATTAATCAACAAACAGGTGAACATAAAAAAAGAAACATCTTACCTCACGAAACGGTTTGGGCTCAATATGAGAAGATATTCACAAAAAATCTTACAACGGTTTCTGAAGAGTATAAAAAATATTTGTTACAATATACCCAAGAAACAAAATACCCAAATGAGTTAAATGAAGCATATGTTAGAGTTTGGACACAACCTGTAACATCTTATGCGAAGAATTATTCAAAATTTGATATATCTTTAGCTCCAATTAAAAACCACATGTTTAACCGAATGAAATCTCAATTGAAAGTGATTGAAGCAGGATTTTACAAGAAAGCAATTATCGCGTCAAATATTGGGCCATATACCATAGATTTGAAACATTGTTTAGAACATGGTAATTTTGTTGATGGAAATGCTATGTTGGTTGACGAAAAAAGAAATCACTCTGATTGGTCTAAGTACATTGAAAAATTGGTTAAAAATCCAAACATGGTTAAAGATATGGGTGAAAGGTTATATGAAACCGTAAAGGACAAATATGACTTGAATAATGTAACAAAAGATAGAGCTTCATTTTATAAATCAGTAATCAAATGATAAACATACCATTAACAAAACTTTTATTTTTAGATATTGAAACGGTTGGAGTCCAACCTGATTGGGAATCTCTCAAAACGAACAGACCCGAGTTGGCATTTCAATTTGAAAATTACCACGATTGGTTTCAAAAAAGATTTCCTGAAGATGCCGACAAACCTGTCGGGGATATGTTTGTTAACCGCTCAGCGTTAGTTCCTGAGTTTGCAAGGATTGCATGTGTAAGTGTTGCTTTCGTAACTGACAAAGGGGAAACCAAAATGCAATCATTTAGTAATCCCGATGAAAAAGTGATGTTACAAGAAGTTCAAAAACTATTACATAGAGTTAGTGAATTAGGATTCTTTTTGTGTGGACACAATGTTAAAGGATTTGATATTCCGATGTTGGCAAAACGAATGATAATGAATGGGATTATGCCACCAAAAATATTACCCGGACACGATACTAAGCCATGGGAAATTAAAGCGTTAGATACCAAAGAAGTTTGGCAATATGGTGGATATGGTTCAATCGCATCATTAGAACTCATGTGTGTATGTTTAGGTGTTGAGTCTTCTAAAAATATGGAAGTAACCGGAAACAAAGTTCATGAAGCTTTTTGGGGGAAAAAAGATATCGAAGGTATTGTAAAATATTGTGAAAAAGACGTATCGGTGTTAATCGATGTCATAAAAAAATTAAATGAATTAAAATAATGTTAGATTTAAATAATATGGGGGCATTTGACCCAAAAATAAAAGAAGAAATTGCCAAACAATTTGAAAAAATTCAGTCAGAATTAGGGATAGAACCTGATGAAGAATACCAAAAAGAATTAGAAGAAATGTTAGGTCTTTCAATTGAAGACATGGAGGACGAGATTAATCTGATGTCAAAAACAAGAATAATTAAAGTTGAATTAACAAATGAAGATTCTGTTTTTCCAAAATATGCATATCCGTCTGATTCGGGATTTGATTTACATGCAGCAGAAGAAGTAATTATAGGACCATTTGGAAGAGCCTTAGTCCCAACAGGACTAAAAGTTTCATTTGAAGAAGGTTATGAGATTCAAGTTAGACCTAAAAGCGGATTGGCAATTAAACAAGGGTTAACGGTTCTTAACACTCCGGGAACTGTAGACCAAGGATATACAGGAGAAATACAAGTGATTGTTTTCAACACAAATAATACGACCGTAACAATTCCTAAAGGAATGAAAGTAGGTCAAGGTGTTTTATGTCCTGTTGTTCAAGGAAAGTATGTTGTATTTGAACAAGTGAATAAAGTTGAGGACAAAGACAGAGGTAATAATGGATTCGGTAGTACTGGAATAATTTAATATTAAGAAATGATAACAATAGGATATTCAACAAGAGAACATAACCCAAAATTTATTGAATACTTGAAAAAAAGTTCAGGATTCAAAAAAGTTGAGGTGATTGAAAAAATTAATAATGGAGAGAAATCTTTATCTGAAGTTTATAATGAGATTATCTCAGAATCAAAAACTGATATAGTCGTATTATGTCATGATGACATTTATTTTGACACTTCAAGTTGGTATTATAAACTTAAGTCTCATTTTGAAAATAGTGATTATGGGATTTTGGGGGTTGCCGGGACAACTGAAATGCCAACATCAGGTCAATGGTGGGAAGTACGAAGAAAAATGATTGGTATTGTAAACCATGAGAGTGGTGGAAAAAAATGGACATCAAAATACTCGGAAGATTTGGGTAAATCAATTAGAGAAACAGTTATCGTTGACGGTGTTTTTATTGCGTTAAGTAAGTCGAGAATTAAACATAATTTTGATGAAGAGTTTAAAGGTTTCCATTTTTACGACATTGGGTTTTGTTTTAAAAATCAAATAGAAGGTGTTAAGGTTGGGGTGATTTCAAACATTAGAATTACACACAAATCTATTGGTCAAACCAATCAACAATGGGAAGAAAATAAAAATTTATTCGCCCAAAAATATAGTGAAATTTTACCAGTAAAAATTCCATTTGACCCAAATAGAAAATTAAAAGTTTTATTGTCTTGTATCTCATTTAGAAACTTTACAGGCTCAGAATTATATGTTTTTGAATTAGCAAAAAGTTTAATCAAGTTAAACTGTAGTGTTACAGTATTATCACAAATTGGTGGTCCTGTGACTGATATGGCTAATAAACTTGGTATTAAATGTGTTTCATTTGAAAACGCACCTGGATTTAAACTTGGTGACGGACAATGGGGAATGAATACACCTGAAGGATTTAAACCGTCAACACCAAATACATTGTATAGAGTTTCAGATGTAGATTACGACATTATTCATTTTCAACATAAACCTGTTGCGGAAAGAATACTTAGTATGTATCCTGAATTACCTAAGATAAGTGCAATTCATTCAGAAGTTATTTCATTAGAAGACCCTGTTGTTGACCCAACAATTAAAAAATACATTGCAATTCGTCCTGAGATTAAGGAACACATGATTAACAATTTTGACATACCTGAAGAAATGATTGAGGTAATTTATAATCCTGTTGATAATGAAAAGTTCCAATCTAAAACAGTATCTGAAGAAAATTATGTTTTGTTTGTTGGTACCATAGATTATTTAAGAAAAGAAACAATCTTGGATTTAATTGAATACACCAGAGAACTTGGAAAAGAACTTTGGTTAGTTGGTGAAAACAATGGGAATTATTTGGAAAATGTTTTGTTGGAAGACCATGTTAAACATTTTCCATCAACTTGGAAAGTTGAAGACTTCATTTTAAAGTCATATGAAACAGCTGGAATTCAATTAGGTAGAACAACAATTGAAAGTTGGATGTGCGGAAAATCAAGTTGGATTTACAAAGTAGATAAGGGTGGATTTATTTTATCAAAAGAAAAATTTGACCCTCCATCAGATATTGAAAAATATCACACTTTAAAAGTATCACAACAAATAAAAGACGAATATATTAAAATTTTATCGTAAATGAAAATTGGGATTATTGGATGTGATATAGTGGGACTTGCATTTGGATTATTATGTGAAGAACAGGGACATGATGTATTAATTTCAGATGAGAATGAAGATTTTATTTATAATTTGAATCAAAAAGTTTGTCTAACTAACGAACCTTTTATTCAAAGTTTGTTGTTGAGCAGTATTCATTTATCGGCAACTACCAACCCAATTGAAGTTATTAAACGGTCAGATATTATATTTACTTTTGCCGAAATTAAGTCTTCAATTGAAGGTTCATATGACACCACAAAAATATTTGACACAACTAAACATTTTTTTACTTCGACATCATTAGATATTCCGTTATATGATAAAAAATTTGTAGTGTGTTCCACAACAAATCCTGGGGATGTTGAGCAAATTCAAAAAAGATTGTCAATGTTTAATATTGAGGTTGCATACAACCCTCCAATTATTACTCACGGTGAATTAGTTAATAGTTTCCGAAATTCAAACACAATTATTATTGGTTCTGAGTATGATAAAATAAAAGAAGATTTATCTATAATTTATAGACAAATCAATATTGATTCGGTTTATCTTTATTTAATGTCAATCAAATCTGCTGAAGTTGCAAAAATAGGTATTGATGGATTTTTAGCAACAAAAATAACATACGCGAATTTAATATCAAATTTGATGGGAAAAATGGACCTTAACGAAGAAGTGGATTTAGTTTTAGATACGATAGGAGGTATTTCAAGAATTGGTAAAAAATACTTAAAAAAAACTTATGGATTTACGGAACCTTCAACAATTAAATCAAGTAGAGCATTAATCAAATATTTAAAAGATTTGAATATTAATTCTACACTACCTTCATCAATTAAATCCGATAATGACTATCAAATCGAATTTCTTAAAATTAAATTTATTGAATCAAATCCTGATAAATCAATACCTTTTATTTTTAGTGACTTAGGTAATTTTAAAGAAATGGTATTTAATGAATCCTCAGAAGTAAAATTATGTATTGACTTACTGACTGAAGGATATACAATATACACATATTATGATGGTAAAATACCGTCAGAATTATTAAAATTAAGTGAATCTTACGAAAATAGATTAAAGTTTTTTAAACCGGGAACTTCTCCCGAAGGATATAAAATTAAATTATGATAATATTAACAACATCGTATAATTGTGAAAAATTCATAGAAAAATCATTATTAAGTATAATGAGTCAAAGATTTAAAGATTTTACTTGTTATATAACCGATGATTTATCTACAGATAACACAATCAATATAATTAAGAATACTATTAAAAATGATAGTAGGTTTATTCTTATTGAGAACAAAACTAAGATGTATCAACCCGGTAATTACGACCAAGTCATTAGGGGGTTAGATATTCCCGACGATGAGATTTGTGTTGAAGTTGATGGGGACGATTGGCTACCTAATTCAAATGTTTTTGAATTAATTAATGAAGTTTACAAGGACGAAAATATATGGATGACAAGTGGGTCTTTTAAATATCATGATGGTAGACCAGGATTTGCCAATCCTCCAACAAATTTTACAAACATTAGAAATCAAACATTCACTTTATCTCACATGAGAACATGGAAATCTTGGTTATGGAAGAAAATTGATGTAGAAGATTTGAAAGATTCAAATGGAAATTATTGGGGTGTTGCAGGGGATTTATCGTTTATGTTCCCCATGGTTGAGATGTCAGGGGGAGAACATTTTAAATTTATTCCTGAAGTTTTATATGTCTATAATGAATCGAATCCAATTAACGACCATAAGGTTAATCTTAATAATGTTTTTGACATTGCAAAAAAAATTAGAAATAAAAAAATATATAAAAAATTATAAATATGAAAATTGGTTTATTAATCATAGGAACAAACAAATACACACAATTTCTACAACGTTTAATAACTAGTGCCGATAAACATTTTTTAACTGACAAAGATGTTACTTATTTTATTTTTACAAATAAAGATGATTTTACCATAGAGACGAATAGAAATGTGGTTATGGTTCCGGTAGAACACAAGCCATGGCCCTTTATGACGTTATATCGATATAAAATCTTCACACAAAATAGTGACTTTCTAAAAGATATGGACTATCTCTATTATTGTGATGCAGATATGTTATTTGTAGGTGATTTTGGTGATGAAATTTTAGGTGAGTTGGTTGCAACACAACATCCAGGATTTTATGGTAGAAGAGGCACTCCGGAACATAGACCTCAATCTTTGGCATATGTTGGACCTAATGAAAAAATGCAATATTTTGCAGGGGGTTTTAATGGGGGTTCAAAAAATGGGTTTCTTAAAATGGCAAAAGAAATAGATAAAAACATAGACATCGATTTTAATAATGGGGTAGTTGCAATTTGGCACGACGAAAGTCATATGAATAGATATTTTATTAATAACCCACCAACAATAATTTTATCACCTAGTTATTGTTATGGTGAATTAATGAATATACCATTTGAAAAAAAATTATTATCGTTAGATAAAAACAATGTGGAAATTAGACAAGAATGATATCAATATTATTAGCGACATTTAATGGACATAAATTTATCGAAGAGTCAATAAATTCAATATTAAACCAAACTTTTAATGATTTTGAGCTTTTAATAGGTTTAAATGGTGAAAATGAAGCAACAAAAAATATCCTAAAAAACTATAATGATAACAGGATAAAAATATTTGACTATGGTAATGATAAAGGTAAATCTAAAACTTTAAACAAATTGTTACAAGTTGCAAAATATGATTGGGTTGGAATTCAAGATGATGATGACGTTTGGTTACCTCAAAAATTAGAAACTCAAATTAAATTTATCGAACATTTTGATGTAATAGGTAGTTTAATTAACTATATTTCTGAATCCGGTAAAATAATAGGTTCCCCAAATTTAGCAGTTAACCACGATGAAATAAAAATAAAATCATTATCAGGAGATAATAACATTGCAAACACGAGTGCTATTTTTAAAAAAGAATGTGCTTTAGAAGTTAACGGTTGGTCAACTAATTTAGATGGGATTGAAGATTTTGATTTTTGGTTAAAATTAATTAGAAATAATAAAAAAATAATAAATGTTAATGAAGTGTTAGTTTTACACCGATTACACGGTAAAAGTAATTTTAATACTAAAAAACACGATATAAATAGTATATTATAGATATGATTTATTGTAAACTTAAGGGCGGTTTAGCAAACATGTTATTCCAAATTGCGGGAGCGTTGGGTATCGCTAAACGATATGGAATGACCACTTCATTCCCAAACCTAAATGAACACTTGAAGTATTTAAATCAAGATAATTTTTATAATTCTAAACTTAAACATGCTGAGGATTATAAAATAATTGTGGGTAAAATCAATCAATCCCCACCTCCATCACGTCAACTAAAATATATTCATTACCCGTTTCACTATCATGAAATACCACTGAATAATGAAGATTATTTGATTGAAGGTTTTTTCCAAAGTGAAAAATATTTTAATAATGCAAAGACTGAGATATTCGAATTGTTTGAGGAACCATCAATAGTTGAAAAAATAATAGGGGAAAAGTATCCTCAATATTCCGGTAGAACAACTTCACTACACGTAAGACGTGGGGATTATTTAAAAATGCCGGATTATCACCCCACACAAACTATATCGTATTATGAAAAGGCGATGGGAATTTTAAAAGATGATACTGATTATTTTTTGGTCTTTTCAGATGATATTGAATGGTGTAAAGAAAATATCGTCGGTGATAATATTATTTACATCGACAGTGAAATTGATTATATTGAATTGTTTTTAATGACCAGATGTAATAATAACATAATTGCAAATTCATCATTTTCATGGTGGGGGGCATGGTTAAATAAAAATGAAAATAAAAAAGTCGTATCTCCAACATTATGGTTCGGTAGTGGTGTTGGTGAAAATACAAATGATATAATACCTGAAAACTGGATAAAAATATAAAACATGGAAAATATATATTCAAAAGTAGACCCTAACAAATTATTACACATTATTGTTAGAAAAGAAGATTTAGTTAAGGGCAGAAATGAAATTGTCCCTACAAATAATTTCATACAATGTGCAATTCTTAATATGGATGAGGGTAAAACTTTTAAACCTCACAAACATATTTGGAAAGAAAGAACTCGAAATGTAATTGCTCAAGAAAGTTGGGTTGTGATTGAGGGTTCCGTTAAATGTGTTTTTTACGATGTTAATGACCAAGTAATTGCGGAACCAATATTATATCCGGGTGACGCGTCATTCACTCTTGAAGGAGGTCACACTTATGTAATTTTAGAAGATAATACTTTAGTATACGAATATAAAACAGGACCTTACGAAGGACAATCATTAGACAAAACTTTTATCGAATAATGATTAAAATTTATGGTAATAATAATTTTGTAGACGAAAGAGCTATAATAAAAAGAGAATTAATAATTAATGGTTCTCACAATGCGGTGGACGCAGGTGTATACATTTCAACAAATGTTACACTAAACCATTACACTCATATATCACCATATGTAACAATAATCGGTGGTAGTGAAGGTAGATTTGAGTCTAAAGGTTTTAATAATATCATGGCAGGAGCCAGAATTATCTGTGGTTCTGACAGATTTGATGATAGTGGGTTATTTGGAGCTATGATACCTGAAGAATACAAAGGAACTCAAGTTATTAAACCAGTTATTATGGAAGAATATTCTAATATAGGTAGTAATGCAATAGTATTACCAGGTTCTATTTTACGTAAGGGTGTATTATTGGCTGCGGGTAGTTTATTAATTGGGGATACCGAGGAATGGGGAGTTTATAAGGGTAATCCTGCGGTTTTAGTAAAAAAAATTGATGGTGAAAAAATAATTAAATTAGGTGAAAAACTTAAAAATAATGAACTATATATTTGACATTGACGCTGGAGGTATTTTTTCAAAATATATGTTTGGAGTGCAAAATGCCATAAAATACGATTTTGATTCAATTTATTTAAACATCATAGACGATAGAACAATCCCAAATGCGTTTGATTTTGTTTTAGACCAAGAAATACAAAACACATTTACTAAAATATTTTGTGAAAATTTAGGAACATATGATAAAAAAAACCCTATAGAAAATTCGATAAATTTTAACTATTATAAAGAATTGGCTGAAAAAATTAAAATTAAACAAACCATACTTGATAAAGTGAATAAATACGTTAAAAAATTCAATATTAATGAAAACACAATTGGTGTTCATTTAAGACTAACTGATATGAATATTCATCATAAGAAACAATATGGTGTTTTAACTTTTGAAAATTTTGTTTCTAATATGGATACTAATAAAGATTATTTTATTGCATCAGATAACCATGAAAGTATTCAAAAATTAAAAGAAATCTTTGGGAATAAGATAAAATATGTCCCTAAAATGATTAGGTGTGAAAAAGAAAACGACGACTCAACTATTTTACAAATTGATAATTTTAAAAATGAGAAGTTTTGGGTTGAGTCATTCATTGAAATGTTACTCTTGTCGAAGTGTGGTAAAGTAATATGTAGGACCAGTAATTTAATCAACGCGTCAATAATACATTCAAATAACATAAAAGAAATAATTAGAATATGAAAATTAATTATAATCCATGGCCAATAGGTAAGGTCCCAAAAGAACTTCAAAGACCCGAATTAGATAAATTAAAAGAATTAGGTTACCATTGGGATGACCCTAGAGACGTTGTGACAATGTTCGAAGAAAAAGTTGCAAAGTTTTCAGGTTCAAAATATGCAGTTTCGGTTGATTGTTGCAGTCACGGAATATTTTTGTCGTTACAATATTTAAAATCGATTAAAGAAATTGATGAAAATACCACAATAACAATCCCATCAAAAACTTATATTTCACCTCCAATGCAAATTATTCATTCAGGGTTAAAAGTCGAATTTGAGGATATTGAGTGGTCAGGTGTTTATCATTTAAAAGGTAGCAGAGTTTGGGACGGTGCTGTTAGATGGACTAAAGATATGTATATTGGCGATAATTCATTACAAGTAATTTCTTTTCAAATGAAAAAAAGAATACCTATTGGTAAAGGTGGGATAATCTTAACGGATGATGAAGAAGCGTATAAATGGTTAAAATTGGCATCTTATGATGGTAGAAATCTAAATACCCCCTACACAGATGATGAACACATAACAATCATGGGTTATCATATGTATATGACACCTGAAGACGCAGCTAGAGGTATTATACTAATCGATAATGTAAATAAAGATTCTGAAATTCATGAAGATAGTGGAAACCACACCAATTATACTGATGTTTCAAACATAATTAAAAAAATATTAAATAACTAAAAATGAAAAAAGCATTTATTACAGGAATTAACGGCCAAGACGGTTCTTATTTATCAGAATACCTTTTAGGTTTAGGGTATGAAGTTCATGGTATTGTTAGAAGAAATTCGGTATCAGAAAATCAACAAAATAGATTTTCAGATGAAATTAGAGAAAAATTAAAAATTAGTTATGGCGATTTATTAGACCAGGGTAGTTTAGAAAGATTACTAAGTGAAATACAACCTGACGAAATTTATAATCTCGCAGCTCAAAGTCACGTTAGGGTTAGTTATGAAATACCACAATTTACCGTCCAAACAAATGCGTTAGGGGTTCTTAACATATTAGAAGCCTATAGACGAGCATGTCCAAATGCAAAATTTTATCAAGCAAGTTCATCCGAAATGTTCGGGAATTCAATTGATGATGATGGGTTTCAGAGAGAGACTACAAGGATGACACCGGTCAGCCCTTATGGATGTTCAAAAGTATTTGCATATAACATAGTTAAAAATTATAGAAACGCATATAATTTACACGCTTGTAATGGTATTTTATTTAACCATGAATCACCAAGAAGAGGGTCTAACTTTGTAACAAATAAAGTTGTTAAAACTGCGGTTAGAATTAAATTAGGTCTTGAGAATAAACTTGAATTGGGTAATATGGATTCATATAGAGATTGGGGTCATTCTAAAGATTATGTAAGGGCAATGCACTTAATTATAAATAACGAATTACCTGATGATTTTGTTGTATCCACAAGAGAGACTCACTCAGTTAGAGAGATGGTTGAATATGTTTTTGGAAAACTTGAATTAGATTATAACCAATATGTTACCCAAAATTTAAAATTTTTAAGACCCGAAGAGTTAAAATTTTTGAAAGGAGATTCAACAAAAATTAGGACTGAATTAGGGTGGGAACCGGAATATACATTTGAAACAATGTTAGATGAAATGATTGAATATTGGATAAATTATTATAAAACTAATAAATAATGATACAAATCCCTGTTAGTGTTGGAGAATTAATCGATAAATTATCAATCCTATATATAAAACAAACTATGATATCTGATAACTCTAAATTAGAGTTTATTAATAAAGAATTTGAATTGTTATATAATTTTTCATCTTCATATTTAAACGATGAAAAACTTTTAGAGTTATATCACCAACTAGTTAATGTTAATACTACATTGTGGAAAATTGAAGATGAATTAAGAATAATTGAATCTCAAAACATTTTCGATAATAAATTTATTGAGTTATCTAGATTAGTATATAAAAATAACGATATTAGGTTTACTATTAAAAATACAATAAATCAATTAACTAATTCTGAAATACAAGAACAGAAAGATTATGTTAATTACCAATAAACTTAAAAAAATTTTAAATGGGGAATCCTAGAGCTAAAAGACCATCTTCAACTGCAACCACAGGACAAGAGGTAAATACTAAAACAAGAAAAGAATTAATCTGTACAATTCTAAAGAAAAAAACTAAAGAAAAATTTTTAACTGTAAATCAAAAGAAATATTATGATACTTTAGTCTCAAGTGAAATTACAATATGTTCTGGTCCAGCAGGGGTTGGAAAAAGTTACATAACAATGAAAGCTGCGGTAGATTTACTTGCAGACCCAACCACTCCATATGAAAAAATTATTATAGTTAGACCAGCAGTAGAGGCTGAAGAAAAATTAGGTAGTTTACCCGGAAATGTTGAAGAAAAATTAGACCCGTATATTTTCCCATCTTATTACTTATTAAACAAAATAATCGGTAAAGAAAATAGAGAAAAATTAAAAGAAATTGAGGTTATTGAAGTATTTGCTTTGGCATTTATGAGAGGGATGAATATTGACAATTCAATTTTAATTTTTGAGGAAGGTCAAAATGCCACTCCAAGTCAAATGAAACTACTATTGACAAGAATAGGGTTTAATAGTAAATTTTTCATATCAGGAGATGTTGAACAATCCGATAGATATAAAAATAAAACTCATAGTGGGTTATGGGATGCAATGGAAAAGTTTAGAAATGATGAATACGTCTCAACTTTTGAGTTTAAAGATAGAAATGATATTGTTAGAAATCCTTTAATTAGTAAAATTTTACAAAAATACGATAACGAAACGGAATGAGAATCGCAATAGAATTAAATGGAGTATTACGAGATACCTTAAAAAAAATACAACAAGAGTATGAGAAGTGGTATTTAGAAAACCCATTCAAAGAAGACGAAGAAAAATCTGATTACGAAGTAATTTCTGATTTAACAACTTTAGATATTTCAAAACATCTTAAGTTTAAAGATGAAGATGAATTGTACAATTTTTTATACAAGGAACACACTATGGAAATTTTTGGTCACGCAGGTTCAGTAGAAACTTCAAGTATGATGGACTTTAATGACTTTTATTTAGATACGAGAGATAATCATGATATTCTGATAGTTTCCGATGAAATGGGTAAATCAAAACCAGCTTCATTATTTTTCATATCAAAATTTGGTTGTCTTGTTGAAACAGTTAAATTTTATAGTGAATCAACAATAAATTCAATGTGGGAATCAATAGATGTTTTACTTACCGCGAATCCTAACTTATTATTAAACCATCCTAAAGATAAAGTTGTTATTAAATATGAAACATCATATAATCAAGAAATTAATGTAGAACATTCAATAACAAAATTAAAGGAATTACAAAATAAAATAAAAGAACTATGATTGAAGTATTAGGTGAAAACTACTTTATTGATTTAGATAAAGTGGAGGAATATTTGGACATGTCAGACCAAAATTTCGAAAATGTATCTTCTGGTGAAACAGAAGTAAAAATTAATATGTTAAAATTTGAAATGGTAAAAATGTTATTTGACACTATTTTAACTGAACATAATGACATTGATGATAAAATTTTGAACTCAAGTTCAAAATCAGGAGGTAATACCAGCATACCTTTTAGGATTGCATTCAACAGCTTATTAAATAAAAAACTTATAAATCGATATTAAAATGGATACATCATTAAATGAAAAAGTAAAAAAATCGATACAGAACCTAAGGGAAAAACAATCAAGAATTTATTTTCTTGTTCAAGACACCAAAGGAAATGCTAAAGCTTCTGTTAGATTAATTTATCAAATGGCGAAATCGCTATTAGATGCAGGTTTTAACCCTATAATTCTCCACGAGAAAAAAGAATATGCAGGTGTTATTGCTTGGTTAGATGAGGAATATATGTCAATACCTCACATGTCAATTGAAGGCCAAAATTTGGAAATTTCACCGGAAGATTTCATAATCATTCCTGAGGTATTTGGTTATGTTATGGAACAAATTAAAAATTTACCTTGTGGTAAAATTGTTTTAACTCAAAACTATAATCATATTGTTGAGACATTACAACCTGGTCAAAATTGGGCTCAATATGGTGTTTTCAAATGTTTAACTACAACAACAAAACAACAAGAGTATATTGAGACAGTAATGAGACAATCGTCTTTTGACATAATCAAACCTTTAATAACTGATAATTTTTACCCTAAGAATCTTCCACCGATGCCAATTATTGGTGTTCATACTAAAGACCAATCAGATACAATTAATATAATTAAAACATTCTACCTTAAATTCCCTCAATATAGATGGTTCACTTTTAGAGATTTAAGAGGTCTTTCAGAAAAAGAGTTTGGTAATTCATTAAGAGAATGTTTTATGAGTGTTTGGATTGACGATGAAAGCGGTTTTGGAACTTTTCCATTAGAGTCTATGGCATCAGGAGTTCCTGTTATTGGGAAAGTTCCTTACATTCAACCTGAATGGATGAACGAAGACAATGGGATATGGGTAACAAACAAACCAATGATGTGTGATTTCATTGCTGACTTTATTCAAAATTGGTTAGAAGATAATATTAAACCTGAACTTTATGATAATATGAAGAAGACGGTAGAATCCTATACTAATAAACAAGAGTTTGACTCTAGTGTTATTTCATTATTTGAAAATTACTTAAATACAAGAGCTGACTCATTCGAACAACAAATATCTAAAACTGAAGAATAATATGGAAAATAAATTATCAATATCAATTATATTACCGATAAAATCGTCTAAATCTAGAGATTTTAATGAATATTTTGAAAAAGCAATAACATCAATCAATAATCAATCAGTAGGTGTTGAGGAATTAGTTATTGTCCACACATCTGAAGAATCGTTAATCGAATTTTTAAACAACTATGATTTTGGTTCATTAAACGTTGTTAAATTATTATGGGATAAAGAACCTAGTTATGCTGAACAGGTTAATTACGGAATTAAAAAGGCTAAAGGTGAGTGGATATCACTTTTTGAATTTGACGATGAATATTCCTCAATTTGGTTTAAAAATGTTAAAAAATATATCGAATCATATCCTGAATCTAAAGTATTTTTACCGGTTGTCGTTGAAACCGATGAGAAAGGAGTATTTGCAGGGTTTACTAACGAAGCAACATTTGCCGCTAACTTCAGTCAAGAAATGGGAGTACTAACTAATGAAACATTACAAGACTATCAAAATTTCCAAACTGCAGGTGCAGTAATTAAAAAACAAGTTATTGAGGATTTCGGTGGTTTTAAACCTTCAATTAAATTAACTTTTGTTTATGAGTTTTTACTAAGATTAACTTATAATTCGGTTCATATTATGTCAATACCTAAACTTGGATATAAACACACTAATATGAGAGAAGGTTCAATATTTTGGAATTATAAACATGGTGAAAACAAAATGTTAGAAGATGAAGTTAAATTTTGGGTTCAAACGGCAAAAAAAGAATTTTTCTTTGTAGAAGATAGAAACATAAATTATCAAGTTGAAAATGAATAATGCAGGACACCCTATCAGCAATAACGGAAGATACTTCATCGAAAAAAAGAGGTAGGAAGACCGTAAATGTAAATTATTTTGACACAAGAGAAGAGGATGCGGTTAAAGAATTTTTAATCGCAAAAACTTCTGAAGAAAAAAATAGAATATACAATGACTTTTTAAAGGCGCCTTTAGATAAAATGATATCTTCAATCATAAGAAGATATAAATTATATCGTAAAGATATGGACTTTGACGAAATTCATTGTGACACTCATTCATTTTTAATGACTAAGGTCGACAAATTTAAACCATCAAAAGAAAAGAAGGCGTATTCTTATTTTGGAACTATATGTAAAAATTATTTGATGGGTCAAATTATAAAAGACCAAAAAGAAACTAATCGAAAAATTTCATATGAGGACGTATCCGAAAGTATTGAGCGACGCCCTGATATGACGTATAGGATAGATGAAGAGTATACAGACACTAGTACAATTATTGGTGAATATTCGAATGAATTAAAATTGTTTATTGAAGGTGAGAATCTAAGTGACAATGAAAAAAAATTAGGTTATGCCCTGATAGATTTATTTGAGAATTACGAAACCATATTTTCCAGTGCGGATAATAATAAATTCAATAAAAATATTATCTTATTGTCATTAAGAGAAATGACAAATCTTAGTACCAAAGAAATACGAAGTTCTATGAAAAGATTCAAAAAATTATATATTTTGATTCAAAATAAAATGAAAACCGATTAAAAAGTATTTATAGGTATGCCTAGACCACAAAGAAAAGAAATTAATTTTACTAAAGACTCCATTTTAGCATTAATGCAGGAAATTTACAATGAGCTTGTTGAACAGAGACAAACTGCAATAAGAATTCAAAATAAAATGTTATCAATGTTAAAAGACCCATCTGATATGACTAAAATAGGTCCTGTCATTGAGAAACAACAAAAAATCGTTAATGATTGTGTTGAAAAAAAGATTAGTTTGTCAAAATTACAATCCAGTATATGGGAAAAATCAAATACCAATAACAATGAATCATTTTCACTTGCAGATTTAGATGATGACCTTATTCAAAATCTAATTGAGAAGGATGTTGCAAATGACGAAGAAATGTATAAAATGAAGTAATAGATGGCAGATTTAAATGCAAGTTTTGGTAGTGCTAAAAGTCAGATTAATTCATTAAAATCTTATATTGAGATTTCTTCTGCCGCAAAACAATTAAAAAGGTCTGCGGGTAACTCATTTGCCCAATCAAAGGCGGAGTTGAACACATCGTTAGAGAATATCACCAAAGACCAAAAAAGATATACTCGAAATCAACCGACATCATCAGACCAAGTATTAGATTTAATCAATATTGTTAACGGTAGCGGTATTGGTACCACAAAATATTTGAAAAAAAAATTTTTAGATGTTGTAGTAAAAATCGAACCTGACGTAAGAAAAATTATAACCGAAAGTGCAATCAAATCACTTGGTTGTTCTCAAGAACAAACATTTGTTGGTTATGATAAAACAACTTTACAATTACAATTAGACCAATTATCTACTCTCCCTGTTGGTCAAGGAATTTATGTTCCTGTACAATCTTTAGATTTAGCTTCATTATTAAAAACACCTCTTGATAGTAAATTAGGTCAAATATCGTTTGAAAAACTAGAACCTTCAGTTCAAAATGGTACATTTAAACCTTATTTAGGACCGTTGTCATTCCCCATGAACAAAGCGTTAAGGGAACAATTAAACACAACACAATCCTTTTACCAACAATACGGAAAATTTTATCAAGGAACTTCAAATTTACCATTATTTGATTTTGCTTATTCCGAAACAAACCAATTTAATGTCAATCAACCTTGTTATCAAGTCATGCTTATAGATAAACCGACTCCAAATAAAGTTGGTGATTTTTTAAACGATTACTATTCAACTATTAAATTGGTTGATAGTGTTGATGTTACCGAAATTTTAATAAATGTCATATCCGGAGCAATTAGTATTCAAGGTAGTGAAAGTGCTGGCACAATAGGTGAAAACTCAAAATTTCAAACAATTCTTAATAGAATATTGGGACTTTGTTTTGACAGTAGAAGAGAAATTGATGTTAGTGGTATTTCTAAAATTGCGGAATTAGATGGTGTGGATAATTCATTTTTCGAATTGACCGATATTGATTTAAGAAATATTGATATACGAATTTCAAATATTCAAAACGGGGTAATGGAGTTTGTGGATTGTGATAATGTTAAACTACCAGTTGATTATCAAACATTAGTTGACGAGTTAATTAAATTTAGAAACACATTAGATGACCAAACACCGGAACAACAAGTTAATAGTATCAGTAATATTTTAGATACTATATATCAAAACCCAGATTGGAAGGAGTTATTACCAACAAATTTCAATTTAGAATTAGCGGTTAATAAAGAATTTTTAAAACAAATTCCTTTAGCGGTTGCCTCAGCAGTATTAAGCCCAAAAGTTTTATTACCTATTTTCATATTACTTCAAGTTGTTGAGAGTGAGGCAAAAAATAATTATAACCAAAATGTAACTTCAGCAAATACTTATGTCCAATCCGGTAATACATCTCTCGGCGATGTTAATAATATTGTTAATAACTCAACTGATTTTTTACAAGTATTTAAAAGTTTTAATGTTGAGGTAGTGTCCAGAATTGGTGCAATATTTTTAAGTGTTTTATATGAGGAACTTAAAAAAGACATACTAAATCTTTTGGGTTCAATAATCACAGATGTTGTAAAAACCCAAAAATTAAAAAAATATAAGATAATATTAAGATTAATTGATATACTGTTAATATTATCTCAATTGATAGATGATTATCGTAAATGTAAGTCATTAATTAATAATATATTACTATTATTAAAAACAATTTTCGGTCGTCCTGATGGGTCAATCCCGCAACCTTTATTATTGTTGACCCAATTTTTACCGGGTTATTCACCTGAGAGGTCAACTATAAATACGATAGAATTATTACAATCTGTTGGAATCCCAACCGGTCCATTACCTGATGGTTCACCTAATTTAATGGGAATCTATAGTTTAATGAATCATAGGGGTGCCGATTCGGAAGATGCAGAAAATAGTAAGGTTGAATCAACAGTGATTACCCCTTTTGGGATATTTCCGGTATTTGGTAAAAAAAGATAAAATTATGAATAAAGAAGAATTTGAAACAATTTTAAAAGAAGTTAATGATTTAAAGAATTTACCTAATAGTAGGTTAATTGAGGTTATGGATAAAATAACCACTGATTTTGAAACCACTAAAACAAATATAATCAATATGACCGTTTATTTAGATAAACTTGAGGAATTGTATAATAAAACACTATCAGAATACGAAACACGAAAATAATGCAAGATAATACAATACTTTTTCAAGCGGTAGTTATTGATAATCAAGACCCAATGATGTTAGGTCGGGTTAGAGCAAGGTTCTTGAATCCTCCTTCAGATATGGGTAGTTATGAGGATATTATTAGGTCAATCAATAATCCAATATGGAATGAAGAAAAGGATAAGTGGACTCTAAGAGACCCTTTCATATTTTTACCATTACTACCTTACTTTATGTATCAAGTCCCTAAGGTAGATGAATTTATTCAACTAATTTATTTAAATAAAGATTATAAATTTCAGAATCAATTTTATATTCAGAGTAATTTTTCAACTCCTACCGCAACTAAATTTGAATATTTTCAAGGAGGTAATAAATTTACGGGTATTGGAACTCAATTCGCCGCACCAAAACCATTAAAAAATCAAGACGGTACCTATACTGATTCCGCAATACATAAGGGTGTATTCCCTGAACCGGGAGACAACGCATTACTTGGTCGTGGTAGTGCGGATGTAGTTGTTAAAGAAAATGAAGTATTAGTTAGGGCTGGTAAATTTAAAGGAGATTCTTTACAACCAAACGTTATACCTAGCTCCAATTCTCAACGAGGGTTTTTACAATTATCAAGATTTAATTTATCGAAAATTAAACAACCCGATAAAATAGTTTCAGAGATTAACGAACAAGTGGTTTCAGTTAATTATTTAATTGAGTGGGTCATTACTAACCCTGAAAATACTCAAGATAGGTTTACAGGGTCGGTTTATTTATATCGATTAAAAAATGACATCTCAACTAACTCAAAAAATTTAACTATAGGAAGTGTTTTGAATGAAAATTTAAAATCAATGGTTGCATCCGAAAGTTTTAGTATGTTAACTAAACAGGAGACAATCGAGTTTATAAATATTTTTGTTCAAACTTGTAATTCATTGAATGTTACAAAAACAGGTAAAGTTTTATTTACAGATTCAAATAATAAATTTCCAATTTTCTATAGACCGAATAATTTAACTTATAATGTTTTAAAAACTTCAGTACCAACAACCGGCACAACTTCTCAAACCTCATCTGCATTAAAAAATGTAACCGACATCTATAATCAAATTAAACTCCAACCAGCGCTTAAACAAGGTGGTTATGGGTTAATTTATGCTCAAGATAAAGTGGGAACGCCAATCAGTTTTAAATCAACTAAAGTTCCTCAATCATCTTATTTAACCGACTCATCCACATATGGAGCATTGGCAAGTGATAATTTATTTTTGTTATCACATAGTTCCTCAATTCCGGGAAAAGGTAAGATTAATTTTGATGATACATTATATGGGATTAGTTTGGACCAATTTGTTGATGAAATATTACCAAAGACCTCAAGTTTAGTCAGAGGAGAAGAACTTTTAGAATTAATTAATTTAATTGTTAGATTCCTTTTAACTCATACTCACGCTTATCCTGGATTGGCACCTGTACCAATAACTCAAGATGGTTCTAATGTTCAAGACATCCTGACTGAACTACAAAACGCATCAACAAAAATTCTTAATAAAAATATTCGACTTAATTGATATTTATAAATAAAAATTAATGTCAATTTTAAGGTCATACATAGATAAGAATAATACAATCATATCAAATTCATTGGTTAATACAGGAAGAAACCCTGTTATTGAGTTGAATTTTGGAGCATCAAACTTTGTTGTTCCAAATTATGGATTCACCCGATTTTTATTCGATTTAGATTTAGATTTATTACAAGAAAATATTGCATCAGGTGTTATTTCCACGGGATGCACAACAGGGATGACTCACTCTCTATTCATGACAAATACTTCATCATTTGATAATGAATTGTTAAATACATTTATGTCAAATGAAAGAAGACGAGCAACTTCATTTGATTTGATTTTATTTAGAATTCCAAAAACATCAGGAAGTACAGGTAATCCTCAACTTTGGGATGAAGGTGTCGGTTACGATTACACCGATTTTAATATCGCTCAAAATACGCCATCTGGTGGGTCAACTCCATTAACTTACGTGGATAGTAGAGCTTATTCGACTCGACCATCCAATTGGTTTCAAACAACCACTATTAGTAATTGGTCTCAACCGGGAGTATATAACAATAAGAATGAAGGTTCTGTAAATTACTCAGGGTTAACTATCGTAGCCAGACAACATTTTGAATTAGGGAACGAAAATCTTGAGATGGATATGACCAATGAAATAAACGGAATATTGAATGGAACCATAACCGGAGTTACAGGGTGGGGAATTGCCTACTTACCTCAAATAGAAAATATAACAGGTCTTACCGATAGTTATAGTGTTGCCTTCTTTTCAAGACACACTCAAACATTTTATCAACCATTCTTACAGACAACATATAATGATTTAGTTACTGATGATAGAAATTTATTTCTAAAGAGTCAACAAAATAAATTATATCTATACATTTATCAAAATGGTGATTTTGCGAATTTAGACTCGAATCCTGTTGTTAGAATTGAAGACCGAAATGGAAATGCGGTTACAGGAATGGCAACATTGTCAACTTGTTTGAGAACAAAAGGGATTTATGAAGTAATAGTTCCAAATGGATTTTCAGGTTCTCCAACACCTTGTCAATACTATGATGTGTGGTCAGGGTTAACAATTAACGGACAATCACTTCCAAATGTAACAAATCAATTCACATTACAACAATATACTGCAGGAATACAAATAGGTTCCAAATCAAAAGAACCATCAAAATACGGGTTTGATTTTTATGGTATATTACAAAATGAACAAATTATTAATACCGACATTAGAAAGGTTGGGGTTACAATTAAAAAGGCTTATACCGGACAAGCACCTTTAGAAAATGTTTCGGCATTTTATCGAGTGTATGTGAAGGAAGGAACTACCGAAGTTTTAGTCCAAGATTGGACTCCGATTAACCGAACTCCAAATGAGTATTATTTCATATTTGATATGAGAGATAAAATACCAAATCAATATTATGTTGATATTCAGGTGAATACTTCGGGAGAGAAAGATACTTATAAGAGACAATTAACATTTAACATAGTTAATAAAAAACAAAATTATACTACATAATATGAAACAAATAGTAAAATTAACAGAATCAGATTTAAACCGAATCGTAAAAAAAGTTCTTATCGAACAGGAGGTTGAACTTGCAAATTATATGTTCTTTTCAAATTTACAACAAATGAAAAGACAAATCGAAATGATGTTAGACATGGACCCTGAAAAAATTAATGAAATTATTCAAAATGGTCATGATTGGGCTGACGACCATATTTCAGAAGCTAAAACGAATATGGACCAAGTATTTGATTTTTTAAAAAATGAGATGGAAATCGAAGAAGCGGAATACGAAGACATTTACGAAGGTAGAAAAAAAACGGGAACAAAACTTTGTGCTAGAGGATTAGCTGCTGCTAAAGGAAAATTTAAAGTTCACCCCTCAGCTTATAGTAATGGTTATGGTGTTCAAGTATGTAAAGGAACAAAACCAGGACTAGATGGAAAGAAAAAATGTTCATCACCGTATTGTTAATTTTTAAAAAACATTTTTTATTTCTATATTTTTGTTTATCTTTGTAAAAAATAATTTACAGATATTATGACAGACTTAGTTCACAAACTAAAAAGAAAAATTCAAAAGAAATACATATCATTATTTAGAGCGCTTCAATATCAAAATAACCAAAAAACAATATATGAATCTGAATGTATATCAATTTGTAAAAAATTGATTAACAAAGATGATTCTATTCTTCTGACGACACCTATTTCTAATAAGAAATATATTAGAAATGAAGAAAATGACATATTTGTTATTTTAGATTCGAACAATGTCCAAGTAATTAATCATATTTATTCTTACAATGTTCTATTAAGTGATAAATCTTGGGAATTCTTAACAAGTCATTTCAATAATGAAGTTGAAAGACGAAGAATTGAATTCGAAAGAGAAATAACATCAAATATTCAACATTCTTTAAAAAATATTTTAACTAAACTATAATGAAAAATAAGGCATTTAAATCCACATTATATGTTGGTACATTAATGGTTGTGGTGGTTATTTTACTAATGATATCATTAATGTTTAACATTTACAATTATGTTAGACCAAAAGTAAATGACGCTATTAATAAAATCAAAACAGAACAACAAGATAGTAGTTGTGAAACTACGTCGACATTTACTCTTGAACCTGACACTACAAAATTCGAGGTTATTGAGAAATATACTAAAGTAGATAGTCAACCAAAAATATCTATTATACCTATGGTTGAGAGTAGTCCTAAGAAAACTATTATACCTATGATTGAGAGCAACCCTAAGAAAACTATTAAAGTAGATATGTCTAACAATGACACATCTTCAATTAGAACTAATAAAACAGAATTGGTTAGAGATAGTGTAGGTTAAGAATTTTTAACCTCGTTTAAGACCTGTATAATGATTTCTCGTAGAGATTCATTTCTTGGTTTGTACGATACCATAGTTGGCTTGTTACCTTTTCCTGTCTTAGGGTCTTTTTTCTCTTCTCTTCTTTTTTGAGCACATGCAGATTTTTTTTGAGCATCCGTCATTTTAGACGCAACACCCGCAGCTCTACATTTAGGATAACCTTTTGAATCTGCCTCAGGTCTACCACATGGTGGATGTCCCCCACCTTCTTTTTTTCTGCAAATATTTACCCAAGGACCTTTTGGTTGTTTACTACCTTTTGGTTTCTTTTTCGTTCCGAACCATACCGCCAAATCTTCTTTTAGCGGACCAACTACCTGATGAATAATATCATCCGGGGAATCTACACTGGCAATGTCACCACCTTCTTCATCATTTTGACCGGTATAAAATTTTTTCAAACGCATACTAACTTTGGATAATAATTTAGTTCTCTTTTCAATCTTTTCTCTTTGACTTGGAGTTTCTTTGAAATCTCCGTCAGCTTCTTCGTATGCCAATTCGGCATTTGTATAATGATAGACAGGTTCATTAAAAGGACCCAATTGTTTCTCGTTCCAATCTTGGGGTGCCAAAACTATAGGGACTTTAAAATTTCCAGCGTTTGCTGCCCCAGTTGCTTCACTAATACGATTTCTTTTCATATACTTATTATAAATATATTGATATTACATTATGGAACAAGAAAAACAACCAATTGCATATCTATTTGAAGAGGTTGCAATATACAAACATGAAGACATTGATAATTTAATTGACAATTTAAGTGATGAACAATCAAAGTTTATGATAATCCGAGCCGTTCAGATGGCATATAAAAATGGATTATTTTCACTAACCGAAGCTGAAATCGTTTCAAAATCTTTAAGAAGATTAAAATAAAAAAGAGTCTCACGGGACTCTTTTTTTAATAAACATGATATTTATATAAAAAACCAAAAATGAAAAAAGTAATACGTTTAAGTGAAAATGACTTAATTAATATCGTTAAAAGAATTGTTAATGAACAAGATGGAAGTGCATCTACTGATACCGAATACCCGGTAGTAAATAAAGATAATCAATCAGTTGATGGTGAAAAACCGTTTAAACAAACATACCAAGACAGGTTAAATAAATACTTAAAGTGGTATGAAGGAAGTGATTATCCTGAAATTCAAGAATATATCAGCAAAACTTACGGTATGCCTCGTTTATTTAATCCAACTTCATTACAAACCTACGATAAACAAAATAAAGAATACTCCCGCTTTCAACTATTTTTAGAAACAGTAGACGAATTACTAGCTAACGCCGCAAAACTTAATCAAAATGGTAATTTATTCTTAAAGTATAACTTAATTGAAGGATTAAAAAAACGAGATAATATATATTTTATTCAAAACTTACAGGACATGTTACCATTAGATATGGGTCAGTTACCAAAATTTAAACAATTTGTTTCAAAAGTTATTGACACTAGAAGAAGAGCAATTGGATTAGTTAAATAATTCCTTTTAAACCTATTGGATACCCAAAATAACCTTTTTGTTTTATAAGGTCTTTATCCAAAGTTAATACAATAATAATGTCTTTATAAGTTCCTTTTTCAGTCGCAATAGCCAATTTATAAAGTTCTCCCTTAGGACCTAAAAACTCAATATACACCCATTTTTCTTTTAAGTCAGACTCGGACCTAACAATAGTGATAATTTTTTCCCCAACTTTAAATATTTTCTTTTTCAAGTCAATTGTCCAAACATGTCTTTTAATTTTTTTTAAATCAAAATATTCAATTTTATTTAATACCACCGATTCATTAGGACTTAAATTTGCAGGACATTTAAATACTTGTATCGTATCCAATTCAAATGAAATTACTTGGGAATACGATACTGAGGTTACAAACAATAATGAGATAATTACAAATAGTTTTTTCATGATGATTACGATTTAGAATACAAAGATAATATAATTTTTTTAATTATTAAAAATTTTATTTGATTTTCGAATATTTTCTTCTCCCCACATTGGTTGGAGGTTTTCTAATGACCAACATTTCATAAATTCACTGTCACCCATTTCTTGGATATTAAATGATGAGATAGGTTGTTTATGGTCAACATGCCATTCACCATAATTTTCCCATGTTATTCTTTCGGTAAATTGTTTTTCCAAATGAACTATTAATTGCTCAGGAGTGTATTGTAACACATCAAAATATGATTGATTCTTATCGACCCGGTTCTCTTTTAATACCTGATATATTGCAGTTCTAAAATTACTGATTAGCTTATAGAGGGGGTCAGTGGCTTTACGATTTCTCTCATATTCACGTTTAGTTTTTCTAATATCGTCGGCGTTTTTTTCACGATATTCCTTAAGATATTTTTTTCGGTGCTCTTGATTATTTTTCTGCCATTCAGAAAAATATTGTAATCGTTTCTCCCTATTTTTAAGGTAGTGTCGTTTATCTGATTCGGATTTTCCACCCTTAAATTTTCTACCAGAAGGGCCAACAATTATCCCATTTTCTTTTAGTGTTCGTAATACAACTTGTTTTGTTAGGTTTAATTTTTCCGATATAGATGGAGAACCTAACATCTCATCATTATATAATCTCAAAATTTCATCGACAACCGATTTCTCTAATATTATTTTTTTCATATATTATAAATACAACCATAAACTTGATTGTTCACAAATATATATAAAAAAAAGGGACATATAGTCCCTTTTTTTGTTAAATATTGAGATTTTGATTATCTCAACTCTCTTAAATCAAATGTTCTAACACCATCTACAGTAATTCTGCCGTAAAATCTATTATTTACCATCTTCTTCGCGTATCTAGTCATGATACCTTTGATTGGTGTAAAGTTAAACGGATTGTACATAGTTGGAGTTAATTGTAATGGAACGTATGGTGCGTAAATGTAACCTGTATCTAATAAAGATGTTCCTTTGTGTCCCATTAACACTTGGTTAGGTGGGAAGTAAGGGTCTCTATATACTTGGTAACGACCAGCTAAAGTTCCAACTCTTTCAATACCCATGTTGTATTGGTCTTGTTCAGGAGCCGCGTTTGATACGTGGAAATATTCCAAATCATCAAAAATTGCACTGATTTCAGAAGAAACAACTATCCAGTTTGCTCCACCTCTCAATGTAGATTTGTGGATTTGAGCTGAAATTTGGTTGATTGCTGTGATTAAAGTTTGGTTCCAATCTTTTTGAGTATAAGGAACTGCACTTGAACCAAGACGTTTCCAACCATTGTAATCCCATCTCAAGTTCCAAGCTGCACCTTTACGTAAATCTCTTAAGATTTCACGGTCGATTTCAGCCGCAACTTGCTCAGATAACAATGCAGTTAACTCAGCTTCAGCGTCAATGTTATGGAAAGCCGCAACGTCTTGTGCCATTTCAGGAGACCATTGTGCTCTTAATTTTCTTTCTGTTACAGAAACAGTTACTGATTGAAGGTCAAAAGAAACCTCACCAATTCTATCTTCAAACTCTAAGTTTTTGTAGATTCTGTAAGTTGCAGTAAATGCACAACCTGCGTTAGCAACAACGTTTGTTGTTGTTGAAGAGAATGTTGAACCAGTATATCCGTCTAATGAACCTCCACACGTAATACATACTGGAACTTGTAAATCAACTTCTAAGTAAATTTTACCATCAGGAGTACATAGGTTATCATATTGACCACCTCCAGTTTTACTGTTAGGGAATATTGCAGTAGAGTTGTTATTACCATATTCTACAATACCTTTACCATACTTTTGAGTTACTACTCTGAATAAGTAAGGGTTATTTGCGTTTGCCGCAGTTGTTGGATTGTTAGCGTTACCTTTGATAGTCAAATCAGCTAAGAATGATTCATTATCCATTGGTTGACCATCAGGACCAATTAATTTACCAGCTCCGTCAGATGCAAAACCTGACATAACCACTAATACTTTTCTATAGTTATCTGTACCATAACCTGAAACGATTAACTCAGACCCTTCCCAAACAACAGTAGAAACTAATGCAGTAATCGCTGAGTATTGTCCTTTAGAATAGTCAAATAAACCTGGTGGGTCTAATGCTGGTTCATTACCTTCATAAAATCTATCATAAAGGTCTTTAGTTGCGTTATAGTCGTAACCACTGTTTGGTGTTTGTGTATCAGATGCGTTTGGTGAACCATACGGTGCGTAGTGGATACCTGTGTCAGGATAGTTAGCATCTAATACGTTTTCGTAAGATTGAATGTTAGGTACAAAGTAGAACAATTTACCAATTGGTAAGTTCATAGCCTGTACTGAAACGATGTCGTTCGCTAATAATTTAGAGAATACACGTCTTACAATTGGGAAAACTACTGTTTCAAATGCACCTGTATCAGATGTAGTTGATGCCTCATTAATTAAATATGATGCTTGGTTTTCGTATAATTGTGCTACGTTTTCTCTCATGTGACCTTTAAGACCCTCTAAGAATCCTAATTTGTCCCATTTGTTGATTGTGTCTTCTTTAATAACTTTAAGGTGTTTCAACCCGATGTTACCAACAAGACCTGATTCTAATAATGCTCCCATTTTAGTATTTGTTTTGTTTTAGATTTATTTTTATTATTACCCCAACTTACTAATCAAATCCTTCATTCTTAATAATTGTGGATTCTCATAGGTTTTAGTTTCAATTAGAGTAGTTGATGAACCTGTAGATACGGTTTTATTTAATTTAGTACCTACTGATTCGTTGATTGATTTTGTTTCTACCTTAGATAATTCATCTTTGATTGACTTATAAAGAGTTTTAGATTCTTTTAAAGTGTCAACATTGTCAAATCTTCTAAGGATATTTATTTTTTCTTTTTTAGTAGTTGAATGTTCTGTGAACAATCTTGTAGCGTAAGCTAAGTTTGAGTTGAAGATTGCAACTTCATTAAGTTTTTCTCTGAAAACATTTAATGCTTTTCTGTATTCTTCATTTTTTTCTCTCAACATACTAACTTCTTCTTGAGTAGATTCAGTTTTAACACCATTTTTACCATAAACATAGTTTCTGTTAGGTGTAATACCTTTTCTTAATCCTCTACCTTCTTTAGAACCCATTCCATAAGTTCTTGCCGCTTCCTTAGTTTCTTCTTTTTCGAAAGCCTTTCTTTTAAGAGTGTCTCCTTTTTTAGTTGTGTAATCTTCTTTACCTTTCATTGTTTTGGACATATCACCTTTATTCATTCCGTAATCGCCCTCTTTAGTTTCAGATTTAACAACTTTGGACTTACCTTCCATGTTCGCACCTTTCTTGTATTCGAATTTAGCTTTTCCGGTTCCCATTGTTTTAGGACCTTGTTTTTTGTCTTCTTTAAATCCTCCTGATGCTTTGTCTTTGTAAGAGAATTTAGGACCTTTACCAATTCCAACACCTTTAGGTTTGTAGGTTTCATTAGTCATGTCATCCATGTCTTCGTCATCCATGTCATCCATGTCTTCTTCGTCCATTTCGATTTCGTAAACAACTTCGTCCATGTCTTCTTCGTCCATGTCTTCTTCGTCCATTTCGATTTCGTAAACAACTTCGTCCATGTCTTCTTCCTCTTCGTCCATACCTGACATATCACCACTAAAAATAGCGTCGATAATATCATTAGTAGTCTCATCATCTTCTTCCATCATGTCGTCATATTCTTCCATCATGTCTTCTTCAGATTCCCCAAGTTTTACAAGATATTCAACATCAGCATCACTATCAGTTAAATGAACATCATCACCGTCTTTTTTTACGATAATACCATCATTTTCTCCCATAGCTTTGAATACTTTTAGAATTTCTTCATCAGAAGCGTTGGTTAAGTCAATTGGCATTTCATCAGAATCCATTTCCATGTCAAAATCCATTTCCATGTCATCATCCGAACCAAAATCCATATCCGTCTCTACGTCATCGTTATCAGCGGACATTTCCATGTCAGCGTCTAAATTAACCTCATCTTCCTCATCTTGTTCAGAAAGAGATTCCTTTACTAATTGATTGATTTCTTCCTTCATTGTAGAAGCAAGTATTCCTTTTGCATTTTCGGCTATAGCTTCTTCAACTTGTTTCATTTGAATAAGGGCCTCTTGAACTAATTTGTTTTCACTCATATCGGAAATATATTTATTTTAACTAATAAATATTACCAAAAAATTAAAAATCCCATTTATTGATTGGGAAATATTATTTTTTTGAATATTAGTAGGTTTATTTATTTGATAAATATCACCGAGCATAAAAAAAGTGGTCAAAATAGACCACTTTAACTTAATTGGTTTAAATAAACCAATTTATTTTTTGTTTTAGATTAATCAATAACTTCATCAATCTTACTTTCAGATACCGATGTGATTCTCCATTCATGAGTAAATCCTTGGTATTTTTCAGTTACCTTTGCTTCCACATCTGTAACAGAGTATCCCTTTACAAGTTTTTCCTCTCTGATTTTTTTAATTTTACCACTATTCTCATCTGGTAAATCATACTGAACTTTTGCTACAAAAAATTTTTCTTCCATATTTTAATTTTATTTTCCCAAATAATCGGTTAATTTTCTCATTAAGTCAACCCCTTTCGTTTGAAATTCTGAATTTTCAGGTGATTTATATTTTTTTTCTTCCTCTAAATTCTCTTCATACTTCTCTCTATCTTCAGGTTTAGTGAACAAATACGCTCCCGGTGTTGATGGAGATGATACTAAGTCAAAACAAATTAATTCAAAATCATCTTGAACTTCATTTCTTTCTCCAACCTTTTTCAAAGAACCAACTCCTCTTGAAGAAACTCCCATAGTTACACCTTGTCTCATAAGATTTGCCGCTTGGTCTCCCTTAGTCGATACAATACCTCTTTCGTGAAATCCTGGTGATGTTAATAACTTAAGTTTTCCCATTAGGATATTCTTATCCCACCATATATCTGTAATAATGTGTGATACTCTATCTAAATCAATAAGAGATGACTCAGGGTGATTAAGTTCTGAAGTTGATAATCCTTTAGCAATTGCTTTCTTATAGTTGTCAGCTTCTCTTTTTAATATTCTTTCAGGATAGAATCTTCCGTTTCTATTTGGAGTATCGTATTTCTGTAAAACCGCATAAAATTCAAATGGATTTCTATAATCTAAATTTGAGGCTTCTTTTAATATATCCGCATTACGTATGTCTTTTGGAGATACCCAACCGGCATCCATTTCGATTAAAATACCATGACCAATTTCATTCGCTTCTAAAATTCTTAATTGTTTCATTGATTGTTTTTAAGATAAATATATCGAAATGTAATCTTTATTTACTTTTTGATATAGAAAACGTAAAGAATTTATTTTCAATTACATTATCTTTAACAATATTTTTTATTATTTTTTTAACAGACTCTTTTAATTCCGGACATTTAAAGTCCAATTCCTTTGTGGTATAAAGATTAACCTCTAAATTAAAAAATGATTTTTTACCTTTAGATAATCCACTCGACCTTAAATCTAAATCAACAATACTTTGTTCTTTAAACAAATTAGTATCGATTGAATTAAACACGGAATGTTTTATTTCTTTATTTAAATCCCCTACCACTCGGTTCCAATTATCGTGTTCAAATTTTGGGGAAACCCACGACTGAATGTTAATGTATAATGATTTTAAATTTTTAGAATCCACTGTCCCATATACTGATTTTATTGGACTGAATAAATTCAATTTCACACTTTTACCTTTTTTCATTAATCATAATTCTTGCTTATGTTTATTTTTTTTTATAAAAGTAACAAAAATATTGTGTGTTGTCAAAATTTTTTCACTAAATTGCGATATTTGTTATATATGATTATTGTAGAAATTAATAATAATGAGATTGAGAAAGCATTAAAGACTTTCAAATACAAGGTAAATAAAACTAAACAGAATAAAATTCTTTTAGAAAAAAAAGAATTTGTTAAAAAATCTATTAGTAGGAGAACTCAAATATTAAAGGCTTCCTATACTCAAAAAATTAAAAATTCCTTAGATTGACTCTTCTAAGTTTTTTAACTTAAGAAAATTTAATTGGTCAAACTTTTCAGTTTTTAATTTATCAATAGTTTCTGACAATTTTGTTTTTAATTCAAACTCCTGCTCTTTTTCTAACATCAAGTTAAGTTTTGTAATTGCACTTTCGCGAATTGTTTCAAACTTATTCTCAAGAGTTTCTGTATCTTCAGAAATCAATTGAATAAATTCTTTTCTTGAAGATTCATCCAAAGTATCGATATATTTTTGTAATGTTTGATTTGCAATACTTACCATTGATTTTAGTGGTAAGTTAACAGATTCTTTTATTGGTGTTTCATTAGACGTTAAAACATTAGTGATATTCTTTTTTGAATTTACCCTTTCCAATAAATTTAATTTGTTTGAATATACAAGAGAATCAATATCAGAATATTTGTTTTCAATATTTTCCGATAAAGTTTTTGGCAACTTAATATTTGGTAATATTTGTTGAATTAAATTAACACCTTCTTCTAAAAAATCTTTGGCGTCGGATTCATTTAAACCCTGTGGCGTACTTAATTGGTCGTATAATGAATACAACTTTGCCATGTGTTTATTATTCAAAACATTGTGTTTGAATTCTTTTAAAGATTTTTTGAATTCCTTTTCACTTTTGTAGGATTCAATAAGATTTTTCTCTATTAAAGATTTAATTTGTCCGAAAGTCATTATACTGTGTTTTCAATATAAATATTATGAATTTAGTAACTTATCCAATTCTTTTGAAATTTCTCCTAAAGATTCTTGTGCTTGGCCTAAATCGAGTATTTTTGACCCCTCTAAAAGATTACTTTCTATTAATAAGTTCATGTTTTTTTGTTTGGATTCAGGAGTGATTTCTGCTCCACCTCCTGCTTCAGGTGCTTCTCCGCCCGCTGGAGGTAATGGTGATTCTCCGCCCGCTGGAGGTAATGGAGACTCTCCTCCAAATCCTCCTCCTGAAGTATCGTCTGTTCCCTCAGGTGGTGTTTGTCCCGGAGCTGCAGGTTTTACATTATTTCCATATAACTTATCAATATTATCAAAAATACCTGTTTTAGAGATAACTGTAGGGGTTGCTTTAAGTTCTTCACCAACAGCTCGTTCAATTCTTTGTTGTTGTAAATCCAATCTTATCTCCTCATCAGACCATCCAAAGATATGTTTTTTAGCCCATGTTGATGATGTAGGTTGGATACCATTTCCTGGGTCTGAAACCAAGTCTTTGTATAATAAAACCTTTTCTTTCCAAACATCAATTTTTAATAAATCAGCCTGTGTAGATGGGTTAGATAATCCTAATGTAAAGTTCTGTAATTCATCTTCAAATCCTAATAGAAATAAGTGAACGATTGCAATTTTATTCAATTCTGCAATCATACTTTTTTGAATTCTATTAATAGTTCTTGCAAAACGAATATCTTGTAATGATAAATTTTTTCCATCACCAACAACTTCTTCAAACCCTAAAAATGCTTTAGGGACACGAAGAGCCGTTAATAATTTCTTTTGAATATATTCAATATCGGCAATTTCCGATAAGTTTGTTGCACCTGGTAATGTACTAATTGGGTCTGGTGCTGCAGGGTCACGAACAGGGATAAAATAATCTTGGTCAACCGCCATTTGATTAAATCTCATATCCACATTACCTGTTTTTGAATCTACAACTTGTTCTCTTTTAAACTTGTTTGCAACACGGTTTACGTATGCTTCAACATCATCATCATTCATGTTACCCACAAATACTTTAAATAATTTTCTTTCAGGTGCACGTGATGTACGATAGATTAACATTGCATCTTCACATAACAATAATTGTTTCCAAATACGTCTTGCTTTTTCCAACATAGAAGTACCATAAGGAAGTTTTCGGTCATCACCCAATAATCTAAAATGTGCAACTTCCCATGATTGAAACTCCATATTTCTAGTTTTCCAAGTAAAGTGAAGAGCTTTTTTATCCTCATCTTTTTCTTTTGAAATATCTTGTGAAATTCTACCTGAAACACCAATCTCATGTCTTTCAATTTCAATTGTTGGTAATTGTTGACAACCAATAATACCTTTTTCAGGGTCTAATTTTAAGTAAACAAAGTTATCACCATATTTACATGTGTTTCTTGTCCACATTGGTAAATTGGTATTAATGTCGAGTGCGTTGTTAAATAAATCAGCTAAAACAGATTTAATCCTTTTTGATTCTGAAAAAATTTGAAGAATAAATCCATCCTCATTTGTTGTTGTAGATTCTTCAGAATATATGTCCAATGCTGCAGAAATTTCCGGAGTATACTCCATTGATTCGTAGTCATATTGTGCAGATAATCTTGATGGTTCGTAATATATTGCTTGAGAGTATAAGTTGTTTTCAACTTTAGCCCATTGGTTTGTTAAATAAAACGTTTGTTGTGCCTGAAGTTTTTCTCTTTCAAAATCATCCCTATTTGTAGTTCTTAAAAGTTCTTTTTTATCAAACTTAAAAGTTGGATAATCTTGTTTTAATAAAGAGTTCGGTCCGAATGTCTTGGACAACCTCTGCCAAACTGTAAGATTGTTTTCGTTCATAATTTAAATTTACTAATTACCTTGATAATATAAATAGTTATTAAGCCCCAAATAACCACCCATATTTCTGATAATCACTTTTAGTTGCTTCTCCGGTATTGTTTAAATTACCATTCCTACCCATTTGTGGAACCATTGGGTTAAAGAAGTCGGAAGAGTTTTTATTTTCATTAACTGTGGTTGCCCATGAGTTAATCATCGCCTTAGTATGATTAGTTACTTTCTCTAAAGATTGGAATGATTTTTCCGCAACATATAACGCCATGGAAATACCCATAATACAATCGTCATGGTGACCCTTTTGATGGTCAGGTCTACCATTGATATAAACAAAGGTATTCATCTCATTATACAACCTATTAGAATAGGTTTTAAACCCATGTCTAACGGCCTCTTCAAAAGCAGCAATAATTTGAACTCTTTTGGAGTTGAAATTAATACCCGGTATTTTATCATTTATTTTTGGGTCCCATTTCCACTTATTACTTGTATCAACATTATCAACATATAAACCACCTTGATAGTTTAATTCTTGCATTTTTCTCGCGGTTGATATACCCATACCTCCCGTAATATCTATTACACAATAAGCATTATACATCGTTCCCCATTTGTAGGCAATTTCCGCCAAAATATCAGGTGGAACTTTAGCTACATACTCCAACACCTGTTCTCTTTCGTCAAAATCGATAATTTGGATACACGAGAAATCTTCAGAATCACCTCGAGATACATCCACACCCATAACATATTTGTGACCATTCACAGGTTCTTTAAATATCCATAGTGACCCACCCATTAACTTTGCTTGAGCGTCACGCAACATATTTTTAGCGATACCTTGCATTAAGTCAGATTCAAATACATTATCACCTGACCCTAAGAAATTACACTCCAACTCTTGAGCAACTTTTCTTCGGTCAAATTTTAACTTTTTAACCATTCCTTCAAACCATGATGAACATGGTTTATATCCTTGTGATATGTAATCGGTAACAACCGAATGGTCTCTATCATACGGATTTTCCATTGATAAATCAATAGTATCTTTATCAGAATATTCTTCTCTATTCAACAAGAAGTGAACCAAATCATTAGTTTTAACCATATACAAATCTTTTGTATATCTTGGGTCACGATACCAAAACATCTCAGATATTTTGAAATCATTCATGTTTCTTAATGATTGGTCGTAAATCTCATAATAAATCGGGTCATATCCGTTTGGAGTGGACACCACAATAACTTTACCTCCGGTAGATAAGGACGCCATACACGCAGACCAGAAATCTGAATCCGCTTCGATAAACGCCGCCTCGTCAAATACAAGAATGGTTGGGGTATAACCTCTCAAGGCATCCTTTGAGGTTGCAACCGATTTTACTTCACAATCATTACTTAACTTAAAGTGTCTTTGCGAATTTTTTTCTTTCGAGAATGTAACTCCGACCCATGCCGGCCATTGTTCGGTAAAACCTCTCACCTTATTAGCCATCTCAACAGACGTATCTAATTTGTTTGCAATAATTAGGATTTTTTCAGGTTTGTTTTTCTTTGCAAAAACTAATCTTTTTGATATCCAAGCTGCGGTAACCGTAGACACACCGGCTTGACGATACTTTAACGCAATATTCTCGTTATACCTATCGTAATCTTCAATTAAACTAACTTGGTCGGGAAATAAGTCCAATGGGACATATTTTGATACGGTATTATCGTAAGTTTGTAAATAAGTTCGAAGTGCGTAAGGAGTATTCCTCATACACTTCGTAACTTCAATTATTAATTGTTCTCTATTCACACATTAATTTCTTGGTGCTCTAGGTATACCTAAGTCACTTAAAAAGTCATCTAACATGTCATCATCGTCATCATTACCATCACTATCTGAACCAACACCTTGTTCTTCCTTATAATCTTCAAACTCTTGTTTCATAACCATTGCTTCTTTAACGATTTCTTTAAATCTGTTTGTCGCTAGTTTGACTTTTGATTTATCGTCAGAAATTGCATTACCAATTACATCTAAAAATTCCTGAGCTTCTATTTGATATAATAAGATATGAAACCAATTTATCAACCCTTTATTACTTGGGTCAAATATTTCATTCGGTAACGCAAATCTAATTCTCTCCACTATTTCAGGACCAATTCTTAATTGCATTGGTTCATTACTTAAAGTATCTGTTTGACTTAAAACTTTATTAGCTAATTTTTGGTCTTTAGGGTATCCGTGTCGTCCTTTGGCTTCTTCTAAACCTTTTATAATTTCATGACAAAGTATTGGAAATATAAGTCCGGTTGCCATAATTTTAGTATCAGGTTGGTCTTCACCTCCTTCACCATCTTCATCCTCATCAGCATCACCTAATTCAACTTTACCTGCAACACCTTGACCTGTTTGACTCATCATTTCAATCATTTGTTCCATACTGAAATACATGAAATCATTAATTGCCATTATACCCAAATAATCTCGATATAAAGATGGGTCAATCGCGTCTAATCTTGACTTAATTTCCGGTTTTTGGAAAATGTAGTGTCCTTTTTTTGCCGCTCCCTGAATAATAGCATTAATTATATTTCTTTTGTGTTTTTCTAACTCTAAAATTTCTTCATCGGTTAAGTCTTCAATATCAAATGAAGGTATACCAGGTTGTTCATCCTCTTCTTCCTCATCATCTTCCTCATCTTCAGGATTAAATCTAAAATTAGATGCATTTGGCATTCCTAAATTAGCCTCAATTTGATACCATCCTTCTGGCGTTTCAGTTTCATCCAAAGAAGCATCAATTGCCAATTGAATCAACTCATCTCTATGTCTACCTTCAATACTCATAATATTAGGAAGTTTTCTCATCATTTCTGAGTAAATCATTTGTTGGACTTGTTTTGAACTAAGGTCTTCAATACCAGTAACTTGACTTAATTTTTGAGCAACTTTTTGAAATCTTTTACTCACCAATTTTTGAACATCTTCAACCCCACCTTTCAATGCTGGGTTTTTTGCATAAAGGTTTTCAGGACTACCTAATTTTCGTTCCAAGTTTGGGTCCATTCTTTCAGGTCTATCCCCATAATCAAATTGTTCTTTGAATTTCTTTTTCATATATTATTTTTCTAAGATGTTCATTATTATATCAATTACCTTTTCTTTTGCCGTATCAGGACTAATTTTACCTGCCTTTGGAGCTGGTTTAACCGCTGGTGCAGGATTTTTTCCCGGACTAAATGGTTTTTCCTTTGGAGTAGTACTTGGTCTTGTTGTTGGTTTTGTTGCCGGTTTTGCTGGTGCCGGAGCGGTTGCCTGTTCTTTAGTTTCACGCTTTTTTGTAGGACCAGGTTTTGGATAAGTAGGTGCTACACCAGGTTTTGATGGTTCACTACCTTTAGTCGATTCTTTAACAATTTTTAATAAATCACTTTTTGTAATTCTTGGGGGTATATGTTTTTCCACAATTCTTTCTATTTGAGTTTCAAGGAACAAAGATAATGGATTTTTTCCTTCTTTCAATTGTTTTTTTACCGCCATTACACATCTCTCCCATTTTCTTGATTTTTTTGGTCCTACTTGAGCGTGACATATAGCCCATGGATTTGGTTGATTATTCTTTTCCTCAGACATCCCAATCATTTTACTATCATGATTTTCAGGTGATGTATCATCATCCATACCATCATCCGCAGCTTGATATTCATCATGAGAACCTTGTTGACCTGTATAGTCTTGGTCAGCATCTAAATCAAAATCATCATCCTCTTCAAGTTCTTTTTCATAAACTTGGAATGGTTTTTTTTCCGTTTTTAATTTATTGATTGTTTCCGTATCCGTTTTTGAAACCATTGTTTGTTCACTTATCATTCTTGAATATAAAGTATCGATTTGTGATTCAGTTAATTTACTAACAGTTTTAGATGATAGTCCCTTATCAATTAATTTAAGTGCTTTTTTGTTGATTTTCATAGTTATTTTTTTTCAAAGTCCAATAACAAATCTCGTTCTTGGAGTTTATTATTTATTTCTTCTTCTGACATTCCAAATCTAAACACCAGTCGTTTTTGAGATTCAATCTCCTCTGTTTCCCATGCTAATGCGACAATGTCATCTATTGAGTCTATCATAGAAAAAAAATCGGAGTTCTGAATCAATTCCAATTTCACATCGGTATCTCTCAAAACTCCTACTCTTTTAATATATTGTAATTCAGGTGGTGATGGGTATCCGTTGGATGGTCTACTATCCCAAGAATCTCCCCAAACCTCCAAACTATCCGAAAAAATGAATTCATATAAGTTATCTCCTTTATAGTTAGGACCCAGTCCATTAACATAAATTAAATGACTCATATAATTTCTCCTGTCGGTGTAATTTTAATTTGTCCTTTTTTAGTTTCAAAAACTAAATTCTTTTTATTTGTTTTTCCCACAAAATTAGAATTTATATTTTCTTTTAAGAATTTCTCAGCACTTAATTCTTGTTCAATAGTTTCGGTCATTTTAATAACAGAATCCATTATTTGTTTTACTTGTGATTTTTTTCTTAAAGTTTTTTCAACTTGTTTTTCTTTACTCTCTCTGATTTCTTTTTTAGATACTTCAAAATATTTTGAAATAACTTTATCAACTTTTGATTCTCCAAAGATACTATCAAATATTGCTCCGTTACCATAATCTCCTTCTTCCATTTCAGATTCAACCGCAACATCCATATCAGCTTGAATATCTTCAACTTCAGTATCGTCTGTCATATCTTCACCATCCATATCATCTTCTTGACCAAAATCTTCAGTTTCATCTTCTTCAAATTTATCTAATATATCTTCTCTATCTTCTTCAGATAATGAATTTAAATCAAACGAAGATAAAACCATGTTAATAACATACTTGATGTCTTCTGAAGTCATTCCTTCTTGACTTTCAAGAGTTCTAATTTTTTGAGTTAATTTACCAGTAAGTTTTTGGATTGATTTGAAAGTAACTTGGTCTTCATCACCACCTTCTTCCGGAGTAACTTCTACTTCAGTATCCATTTCAATATCATCACCTTCAGGAGATTCCATTCCCATGTCGTCCATTCCCATATCTTCACCTCCATCCATTGGTGATGGTGGTAATTCAGGTGATGGAACTGCTGGTGGTGCTGCCGGAACTGCCGGTACTTCAGCTTCAGGAGCTGCCGGTTTTGGAGTTTTTAATGTGAATTTTTTTTGTTCACCATATAAAGAAACACCTTCTTCATTTTCATTAACACGATTTAATTCTCCTGCTAATAGATTTAACCTTTTGAATGCCTGAGAATACGAAGAATAGTATTTTCTATTTTTCATTGGCTCTACATAATCAGTTTCTGATTCAGAAATAGTTTTCTTAATAATATATCCTTGTCTTTCTTTAACAATTTGGTAACTATTACCATCTGCAAGAGATATTGCATACTCTGATTTAGCGGTCTCATTTATAACTTGAGGAATTGTCTCGTTAAAACGAGCAATCTCCATGATTCTGTTGATTTTATCTTGTCCTGTTAGTTTTTCACTACCAATTGGTTTTAATCCTGACATATTTTTATTGTTTTAGTTTTAATTATTTAACCCGTTAATACCACCTAAGGTTATCGCATTTAACTGAGCATATGGTACTCCATTTGCATCTGTATATATTGGGTGAGGAGCAACTGCATCTGCAGGACCTCCTTCAGTAACCGAACCTCCACTGAAGTTACCTAAAATTTCTATAGTATAAGCATATTGTTGATTAACACTATAACCGGTTAAAGGATACGGTGATGGAGATGGAGTAGGTGTATTTGTTGGTGTTGGCGTATTAGTTGGAGTTACAGTTGGTGTTGTAGTTTTTGTAGGAGTTATTGTAGGAGTAACTGTTGGTGTTGCAGTGCTTGTTGGTGTTATTGTTGGAGTAGAAGTTACTGTTGGAGTAACTGTTGTAGTTGGAGTAACTGTTGGAGTAGAAGTTACTGTTGGGGTTACTGTTGATGTTGGAGTTTGAGTTGGTGTTGAAGTTACCGTTGGTGTTGTTGTTACGGTTGGAGTAACGGAGCTTGTAGGAGTAACTGTTGGTGTTGTTGTTACGGTTGGAGTAACAGTTTTAGTTGGAGTAATACTTGGAGTAACTGTTGGTGTTGTTGTTACGGTTGGAGTAACAGTATTTGTAGGTGTTGGAGTTGGAGTTGGGTTTGCAGATAAACAAGTCGAACAATCACCATAATCAATTGATAATGTTAAAACTTTGTCAACTCCTGTTGCCGGTTCCGCATTGTCAATAATATCATAACATCCTTGAGTTGTTCCCCCTGTAAATGTTAAGTAATAATTACCAAATACCGCTGGTAATGATGAACTATCAAAGTCAACTAATATTGACGCTCCTCCCGAACAGGGGCCTATAAGATATGTAACTAATGCCATCTAATTTTTTAATTATAAATATATGATTAAATCAAATAATTTAATTATTCTTGAATTGTTCTTTCAATTGATAATTCTTTATCTGTTTGTTTATTTAAAATATCGAATAGTTTTTCAATGTGTCCCGACCTTCTTAAGAACTTAAATACCAAATTTTCGTATGACAATTCTCCATCTTTTTCTAATCCTGATTTTCGATAATCTTTGAGTTTTGACTTTAAAGACTCCAAATCTTTTTCTTCCTCAATTGCAGTGTCTATCTTCTCAATCCAAGATTTTATTTTATTTTCAAGGACTGACTTGTCGATATTACCTTTGAATTTTTTTGGATTGGTTATCCATTCATTATTCATTATTGAATAAACACCAGAACTAACATGAGGTTCACTTTCATCCTGAGCATATAGTTCAACATCGTATCCAAAAATTTTAATATTATGTTTGTCATTAAAAACTTGTTTCTTCAGATTGAATAATTCTTTATATAATTCAGATTGTTCCTCAAATTGTTTGAAATCTATAATTAGGTGTAAATCAAAATCGGAGAACTCGGACCAATTGTAATTTGCTAAAGACCCCGTAAGATGAATGTCATCAACAAAAATATCTTCTCCTAAAAACTCGGTAAATTTTTCCGCAATACGCATAAGAGCCTTTCTAACTTTTGGTTTCATAACCGAATTGCTAGCATCATCAGGGTTCTCCCAAATTTTTGGATTCAAAGTATCTTTGACAGAAAAACTATCAATAATTTTTTTAAAATTACTCATCCTTAATAAATACTAGGAAAGTTTTTTATATTGATAATTTTTTGCAATATCTGTGGTGAAAAATTTTCCTTGGGATTCCGACAATCTAAATTTAGTATAAACTTGGTGAGGAACATTATCGTATTTGTATTTCACCCCGTTATTAAATTCAATAACCAAATCCTTTGTTTCTGTATCGTATTCGGTTGACTTAATGTTTGACGATTTAATTTGATTCTTAATTTTCGTCCCATCGATTTCTTCTTTTATTATTGCCATAACTATTTTTTTTATTTAATATACATAAAATTTTTATGCATATAAATACAAAACCCCCACTTTTTAGTGAGGGTTTTAATTAAGATTTTAATTTTTTTAGTTGGTCTCGTAGTTCGATGGACTTTTCAAAATTTTGGTCTTCAATCGATTTTTTAAGTTCTAGTTCGATTTTTTTAATTTCATCTTGATTGGTTTCAAGTTTTTTAATCTCATCACGAAGTTTTACCGCTTCTTCAAAGTTCTCTTCCTCGATTGCGATTTGGAGTTTCTTTTTTAATGGAGTAATCCCTGAACTTTTGTTAGGTTTGTAATTACCACCTGTTCTAACAAAATTAGTGATAAGAACACCTCCATCCGGTGATTTATAGGTTTCTTTTGTCCAATTACCGAATTCATCGGTTCCTGATTCTGTTTTACCATTATTTGGTGTTACACCAAACATAGAATCGAAATCGCCAAACATTGAGTCGAATTCTCTAAATAAATCATTAAGGTTTTTTCTGTTAAACATATTTTTTCTTGTTTTTAAAATTTATTGTTTATCTTTGCTTCAACAATTTTTATTCCACTAACAATTATATGACATTTTTTCATAAAATTAAATAGTGAATGACACAATGTCATGACAGATTGTCATATAAAATAAAAAACATGACAATATGTCAATATTTTGGATAGGAATGAAATTTGTTATTATATTTGCATTATAAAATTATAAAATTATGAACGATTTAATGGACGACGACGACAAAATGATGAGTAAAAAAACAAAATCATCAGATTCCAGTACACCTGTATTGGACAATTTCAGTAGAGATTTGAATAAACTTGCTGAAGCCGGTAAACTTGACCCTGTAGTTGGTCGTGAACGAGAAATTTTGAGAATTGCTCAGATTTTATCCCGTAGAAAGAAAAATAACCCAATTATACTCGGTGAACCGGGTTGTGGTAAGACCGCACTTGTTGAAGGTTTGGCAATCAAAATAGTGAAGGGCGAATGTCCTAGAAATTTAATGGATAAAAGAATTGTCAATCTTGACCTTACATCTGTTGTTGCTGGTACAAAATATCGTGGACAATTTGAAGAAAGAATGAAAGTAATTCTTGAAGAACTTCAATCAAATCCAAACATCATTGTGTTTATCGATGAGATTCACACATTGGTTGGTTCAGGAAATTCTTCAGGTTCTATGGATGGTTCTAATATCTTTAAACCCGCTCTTGCTCGTGGAGAGGTTCAATGTATCGGAGCGACCACTTTAGATGAATTCCGTAAGAATATTGAAAAGGACGGAGCCTTGGAGCGTAGATTCCAAAAAGTAGTTGTTGAGCCGTCATCGGTTGCTGAAACAATTCAAATTTTAAAAAATGTTCGTGGCAAATACGAAGAATATCACAAAGTAAATTATAGTGATGAGGTAATTGAAACTTGTGTTAAGTTGGCGGACAGATATATTACGGACAGAGAGTTTCCGGATAAAGCATTTGATATTTTGGATGAAGTTGGAGCAAGAATGCAAACCGATTTGAAAGTTCCGGAAATAATTGAGGAACTTAAGAAGAAAGCGGCGGAAATAAAAGAACAAAAAATTGATGTAGTTAAAAGACAAAATTACGAACAAGCAGCAGAACTTCGTGATAAAGAGAAAAAATTGTTAATCAAACTTGATAATGAGAAATTGAGGTTTGAACAACAAATGGCTAAAGAAAAACAAATCATATTGTTAGAACATGTTTATGATGTTGTTTCAAATATGACTAAAATCCCGGTTAATAAGATGAGTGTTGATGATACTAAAGCATTAATAGATTTGGATAAAAACTTGGTAGGTAAAGTTATTGGTCAAGACGACGCAGTTATCAAGATTGCGAAATCAATCAAAAGAAATCGTTTAGGTATTAAAGACCCGAATAAACCAATTGGTTCATTTGTGTTCTTGGGTTCTACGGGTGTTGGTAAAACTTATTTGGCAAAACAATTGGCTAAAGAAATGTTTGGCTCCGAAGATTCACTTATTCGTGTTGATATGTCTGAATATCAGGAGAAACATACGGTATCTAAATTGGTTGGAGCTCCTCCGGGATATGTTGGTTATGAAGAAGGTGGAATGTTGACTGAAAAGGTTAAAAACAAACCATACTCTGTTATTTTGTTTGATGAGGTTGAAAAAGCCCATAAAGATGTATTCACCATTTTACTTCAAATCTTGGACGATGGTCATGTTACCGATAGTTTGGGTCGTAAAATCAACTTCAAGAATACTTTGATTATTTTAACATCAAACTTGGGAGTTAAAAAATTACAAGATTTTGGAAATGGCATTGGGTTTTCATCTAATTCCTATAGTAACGAAGAAGCTAAAAAACAAATGTTGATGAAAGAGATGAAGAATTTCTTCTCTCCTGAGTTCTTAAATCGTTTGGATGATACGATTGTATTCAACTCACTATCTCAAGAAGATATAAAGAAGATTACAGACATTGAATTGAAAAGATTGGTGACTCGTCTTACGGATATGAAATACTCAATCAGTTATGATGAAACTTTGGTTGATTACTTGGCAAAAATCGGATTCGATGAATTGTATGGAGCTCGACCATTAAAAAGAGCAATTCAAGATAAAGTCGAGGACTTGTTATCTGAGGAGGTTCTAACCGGTAAATTGGTTGAGGGTAAAACCTATGTTATCAAAGTTGTTGATGACAATGTCGTTATTCAAAAGAAAGGACGATAATTAAGAAGAGGTCTTTATGACCTCTTTTTTTTTTATTCATATTTATTGTTATGAAAGAATTAATTAGAAAAATTTTAAGAGAAACCATCAAAAACAACAAAGTTATTTGTGATGGATGTGGATGGTCTTGGGATTTATCCGATGGTGGTGATGACCCGTATATTTGTCATAAATGTGGTCATGATAATGAGCAAAAAAAATCGGATGATTTCTCATCCGACTTATAATTAAAACACCGACCTACTTCTCCAATCGTAGTTAACTGACTTTTTATAGTGTAATTTATTACCCAAATTTTCAATCATTTTTCTACCCATGTCAATACCATTGAATACATCTTCAACTACAACATATTCATTTTTGGTATGGTAGTTGTAATACCCGATTGAAATATTAATACAAGAAAAGTCAAACTTACCTCTCAAAGCGTAAACGTCGGTATAAGGATGAACCATATACTCCATATCATTTTGATTCATACCTTCAGTCAAAACTTTATCACAAGTTTCAAAAAATTCGGTTTCTCTATCAAATAAAACTTGTCCGAAACATTTTTCAGTAATCATCCAGTTTTCCGGAGCGTCGAATTGGATTCCATAACCAACATTTGAAAAGAAATCTTCACTTGCTTTTAATGAACCATGACAACCGGTTTCTTCAGATACGAAGAATGCCGCTTTCAAGTAAGGTAATTCTTGTAACAAGGTTAAACATGCAAACACACCACATTTATCATCACCACCAATACCTGTTGGTTTTCCTTGGTCATTATATGCCTTATACGACAACTTTATTTCGCGTTGAGCGTTTGGTAACATTTCTTCAGAGATGTTAATCGTATCAATGTTATGAACGGTATCCGTATGTGAGATAACACAAGGGAAATAAAAATCTTCAGGTAACTCTTGGGATTCTTGTTTTGTTGCATAAACATTGTTGAATTCATCCACAAAATGTGAAATATTGTTTTCGGTTAACCAGTTAACCAAAAATTCAACCATTTTTTCTTCTTGATATGTCTTTGTTGGGACACTCAACACTTCTCTAAGTAATTTTGTATTTTTTTCCATAGCACAAATATAATAAAAATTATTTTAAATGTTATGAAAAAAATGTTTTAAGTGTCAAATCTATCAAATAATTCCGGTTGGTATAATAAATTGTTAAAATTTTCTTCACTTAAACTAAGTTTTCGAGTTCCTTTAGTAGGGTGCATTAAAAGAACGATTACTCGATTATCAACTCTATCAAATCCCTCAATTCTAAATTGAACTTTTGGTTCTTTAGGTAACTTATACCATATATCCGATTTAAATTTTTTACCAATACGCTGTCTAAATTGAATAAATTCATTTATTTTAAGCCTTTCATTATCAAAATCACTTTCGATAGAATCATAAATGTCATCTAATTTATTTTCAACATAGTTGTTAAACCCTTTATCATCCCAATTTTCATCATTGTGATACTCATACATAACATCTGCCCATCCACCTATCCTTGATGAGCCATTAGCTTCCATAATTTCTTTAACTAAACTTTTGATATCCGAGTTTTGAGCATTTAATCTTATTGCCCACATATATAAATTCGCCGCGGTTGTTGAAATTTCATCATATTTACGATAAACCTCAAAGTCAATTTTTTCCATAAAATTTTCCAAGTCCTTATTAACCTCATCTTGAGCAGTCTTCATCATCTCATCATTTTTCTTATATGTCCAATCTTGAATAATGTCTTCAATTTCACCCTCAAACAATTCAAGAATAGTTTTACTTAATAAAATCCTGTATTTTTCATCATTTAAATTAAATTCTTTCTCAGGTACGATTATTTCTGCAATTTCCTTTAATTTTTCAATATTCTCAGGATTAAAGTAATTTAAAATTCCATATCCTTCAAGAAAATCATCCAAAACTTGACCATAATCATAAAAATCATAATCTGAATATGGTGAATTCATCATTCCTTCAAACCATATATCATCATCACTTAATTCCAACACATTTTCAAAAAAATCCGTATCATTTTTATACTCAATTATAATGTCACTCATACCCAAAGGATTTCTAATCCTAACACCAATATCATCATAAAGGTCTTCTAACTCTCTAGCATTAATCTTACCTCGAACAAAATCTTTCAAATTTTTAATAAGGTTGTCAGTATCAGGCAACTCTTCGTTATTCTCATTGTCTTCGTATAACCTCACAATTGTTTTTTTATAATAAATACTCTTTTGATTTGGAAATTAAATATTTATTTGTATCTTTGTATTCTAAATCGAAAGAAACGATTTTAATTGTTCTTTGAAAAATATGGGGGTAAAATGGAATTGACTGGCATTGTTGGGTGTAGGTGGCACGTCGAAGCTGAATTAACTTCGTTATCAACTGATTCAAAACAACAGACGGCAACGTTCTAAACAAAATGGCTCTAGTAGGTCTTGTTAAACAAGATGAGCTTGTAGCAGTAGCCTAGTCTCTACTACATTCGGGTCGGGAGGACATTAACCCAGGAACAGGAGTCCTTAATGGGTGGAAAAACGATTAAACCTTAAATTGAGTCGTCCATTGGTTGTTAGGTTTACGATGGTGAAGAACAAACCGACTATTTCGGAATCTTAGAAAAGATTGTCCTAAACGTGTAGTCACTTATGGTCAAAATGGACAACACGAGGTTTCGAAACCTCTACCTCCACCAAATAAAGGGTCTCTTATGAGACCTTTTTTTTTATTCATATTGTAATATTTATAAGATATGAAATTATTACAAATCCTATTACAAGAGGGTCGAAAAGAAGATTTACGAAAAAAATACACTGAAAAATTTAAGGAGTATCTTGACACTTTGGATTTTATTTTGAGTATTTCTGATTTGGCAGACACCAATTTCAAATATACGGATTTCGTATTAAAATATACACATCCAAATGCATCTCCTGAAGAAGTTGAAGACATTGTAGACCTTGTTAAAGATTTTGATAGATTCAAACAATCATTAGAGGTTAAAGATATTAACAAATATGATTTAGATGGGTTAAAACTTGAAATTGAACTTCACAAAGAGACTTCAAAATCTCAACAAAGGAAGTCGTTTGATGCATCTGGTGCAAAAAAAATATTTGAAGATAATAACCTTTTAATTGTTAGACCTTTAACTTATGAGGCTTCTTGTAAATATGGTTCAGGTACCAGATGGTGTACTACTACTGCAGGTAACCCATCGTATTTTGAAAGTCATTCCGGAGGTAATCAAGCATTATATTATATTATACTTAAAAATTTCAATAGAGATAATAAATTTTACAAAATTGCAGTTCATATAACACCAAGTTCTGAAATTTGGTATGATGCAACAGATGAAAAAATGAGTGAAAGAGAAAAAGAGGTTTTTAATTTGGGTGCCCCAAAAGTAATTCAAACTATCAGAGACGATTATTCTAAGTCTAAAAATTTTAATTATCAAATATTCTTTAAAAATTTATTTAATTCTCGTAGAGATGAAAAGGTAGATGTTTCCAAATCATTTAAGTCAAATCACAAAATAGAAGTTATATTTAAAGAACCAACACTCATACCTGACATGCCAAATAATGCAATAATGATGATGAGAATTCTTTTGGATGGTGAAACTATAGACCAATACGAGGTTATGATTACATATCAAATTTCCGATAAAATTTATTTTGATATTGGATATGCTTATGATGATTTTGATATATTTGACGTTATTGAAACTAAATTTAATTTTAATCTTGAAGATGAAGTTACTCAATTTCAATTACCCCTTAATGATATTACCACTTCTGATAATGGAAAAATTGAAACTATTTTCAACAATATGTGTAGTAAAATTACATACCAAGTAGTTAATACTATGAAAAAAAATGACGAATTTATGTCATCGATTCATGATAATATTTCTGTTTGGGAACCGAGAAGAGGGAGTTATGGATATACTTTCAGTAAGAATAAAGGAATGGTTAAAGATTTGATTGATTATTTGGATGAAGGTAATAGAGGAACAAAATTAGATTTTTTAGTTCATCAAGGAATTTTAAAACAAAAAGAAATAAATGGTAAACCATATTATTCAAGACCAAATGAAAATAATTGGCAAATAGGGTCTGCGTTTAGAGGACAAAACAGCGGATTTTTTAATTCCGCAAGATTGGCAAAGATTATTGATTACGATAAAAAAGGTAATCAGTTTTATTTGAAAAAAGGACCTAATTTTGATAAATTCAAATTAGGACAACTAAGAGCACTTTAAGTCCTTTTATATATTTCACAAAATGTCAATATCTTTTCAAAAATTATTTGGATATTAGTTATCTTTTTACTATATTTGTAGAATGAAAGTTATGTTTTTAGACCATGATGGTGTAATTTGTTTATCTAATAATTGGGGTAGTCGGTTTAAAAAACAGGCTAAATGGGGTGGTAAAACCTCATCAATGAGTATGCAAGACATACCATTACAATACCGATTTGATGACTTTGACACTAAATCAATTAAAATCTTGAATGAAATGTTAATTGAAACCGACGCAGAAATCGTGGTTTCCTCCGATTGGAAACGTTGGGCGACTCTTGAAGAAATGGGGGAACACTATGAATCAAAAGGTATCATTAAAAAACCTATTGCTCTTACTCCAAACTTAGGTCAATGTACTTGGTATGATAATTGGGCTTGGTCAAGAGATTGGGATTTGGAAATGACTCGTGTTATTGAAATCAAACAATACTTACACGACCATCCCGAAATCACTCATTGGGTTTCAATTGATGACCTTGACATGGGTAAAAATGGGGAATCTTGGAAAGATTGGGGGTTAGATAACTTTGTTCTTACACCGAAAAGTAATCAGGGTATTAAACAATCAGGAGTTAAAGAAAAAATTTTAAAATTATTAAATTAAAATATTATATATGAAAAAATTAGAAAGACCGAGAATATCAACAATTGGTGGAGTATGCGAAGGAATTGGAAATTACATTGGTATTGATGGAACTATCATTAAACTTATATTTTTTGGGTTATTCTTCACTCCAATCCCAATTACAACGATATATTTAATATTGTGGTTTTTTATCCCTAAAGAAGAATTTTAGAAATTTCGAGTATTTATTAGTATGAATACTCGAAATAAAACAATTAAAGAAATCTTATCGTTATACGATGTCATTCTTGAGAACAAGAATGTTACAGAGGCATCGGATGTGTATGATGATGTAGATTTTGAAAATATCGGTGAGGGTAATCCTGCCTCCGATAACATTAATACTTCACTATTACAAGATGTTCAAAGCGCCGCAAAATCAGCTGGTCTTAAAGTAAATATTACAACGGCAGTGAGTGGTCATAAAACAGGTACTAGACACGAAACAGGTGATGCGGTGGATGTTGCAAGGATAAATGGAATTGGTTCAGGTGGAGCAACTAACAGTACTAATGGTAATGCCAAATTTAGAGAACTTGGTAATAAATTAAAAGATGCGTTGGTTTCAATGGGATATGTTTGGAACACAGAGTCAGGTAATCCTAAAGCGGTCTTATGGCAAACAAACACAGGAGGAAACCATTTTAATCACGTACATATTTCAAACACAACCTCAACACCATCATCAGCATCTACTGAATCAAACAAAGTCTCTTCAGGAACTAATGATGTTGAATTTGAAAGAGACCCATTAATTTCGGCAATTGGGGATTCATTAGTGAATTTTTTTGGTATAAAGGAATCTAAAAAAGTGTCGGAAAATATAAAAAGAATTAAAGGTTTACTATAACAAAAAAATCCACCAATTGGTGGATTTTTTAATTTAATCATCTTCTATTTTAATTATTTACTTTCGGTCATTGTTGTGTCTACAACTAATGAAGTTGTGTCAATACACGCAATTGAATCAACAACCATTGTCGTATCTTCAGAGCTAATTTCAGTTGATGTTCCACTACCACAAGAAACCAATGTTACGATTGTGATTAAAGCTAAGATTTTTTTCATTTTTACTAAATTTTTTTTGTTTATAAATTATTATTCTTGAGATTATAAATATACGAATAATTTGTCTTTTGTCAATAATATGCTAAATTATCTAAAGAATGTAAAATCTCGTCAACATTATTTGGGTCTACACCACCTATCGACATTCTAAACCATCCTTCGTTTTCTTTTGAACCAAAATATTCAAAAGGTACCAATCCAATACCACATCTATCAATTAAGAATTTGGTATAAATTTGCATGTTTAGAAATGATAATGATTCACCCAAATAAATTGAAATGTAAATTCCACCTTCAGGTCTTTGACAATCAATACGAAATCCCTTTTCTTTTAATTCATCAATCTTATCACATATTTTGGCCGATATTTCAGAATATTGTTTTGTTTTCATTGTGACAAACCCTGTCATGTCTTCATAATCATTTAGGTACTTTGCAACAGCGTTTTGTTCAGGTTTTGGAGCCCAAGCTCCAATGTGAGAGAAAACCTCTGTCATCTTACCCATAATGTCTTGAGGTCCAAATGCCCAACCAACTCTGATACCTGTGGCGCATAATGATTTGGAAACACCATCAACACAAATCAAATAGTTACGAATTTCAGGACATAATGTTAAAGGATGGACAAATGAACCATCAACACTCAAGTCAGAATAAATTTGGTCAAAGAACAAATACAATGGTCTTGAACCTACCTGATTTGCTCTAACATTATTCTCATTAACAATCAAATCACAAATACCTTTCAATGTTTTAGGGTTAATAACACGACCTGTTGGATTTTGTGGTGAACAAATACAAATTAGAGATGTATTGTCATTTATTGCCGTATCAATATCATCAACCGTTGGAAAAAATGAATTTTCAGGTGTACATTCGATTTCTTGTTTGACCGCTCCATGTAAAAAACTATAATGGTTATTATTCCAAGATGGAACAGGATAGATTACGCCCTCACCGCTATTAACCAATGTTTTGTAGATTGTATAAATTAACGGACGAACACCGCCACCAATTAATATTTCATTCTCACTATAATCAACACCTTGTCTTTTTTTAAGGTATTCACTAACTGATTGTCTTAAGTTTAATTGACCCGCAGATAAAGGATAGTTTGTTAGATTTTCATTATAAGATTCAATAATGTAATCTTTAAGTTTTTCAGGTATTGGATTTATGTTTGAATCAAAGTCACCAATGGTTAAATTTAATATTTTTTTTGTTTTTGAAATCTCTTTGATTTGTTGAGAGATTTTGATGATTTCAGAACCTACAATGTTGTTTCCTACGTGTGATAATTTTTCCATGTTGCAAATATAATATTTTCTTTTTGTTTTTCAAAATTTTGGAGGAAGGTGAGGGGCTCGAACCCTCGCGACTTTTACATCCTACTTGTTTAGCAAACAAGCCCCTTCACCAACTTGGGTAACCTTCCATTATTTTAACCATTCTAACATATAATAACTTAACTTATACCCTGTAAAAGCGCCTAATGCTGATGATGTTGGAAATATAACGATTTTGCCAAGGTCGGTAACATATTTTGGTCGATTGATTATCTTACCCACATAAGAATAATAAATGAGATAAGCACCTAACACCGCGATATCCATTTTAGTTGCAATGGCCACCACTATGACCGCACCTAAAAATCCGTATAAAGCATTATCTATTATCGCTTCTATGATTTCTCTTGTGGTCGCATCTTTATACTCTTTAACAATTTTTTGAAATGATTTTCTATTTTTCCGTAACATAATATAATTTTATTAAAATACAAATATAAAAAAAATCTCACTAATTTCCAAATCAAAAGGACATCATTTGTGAAAAAATTGTTGCGATGGAAGGAATTGAACCTTCGACTTCTTGGATATGAATCAAGTGTTCTACCACTGAACTACATCGCAATTTGCGGTTTTGGAAGGATTCGAACCCTCACTAAAAAGGCCGTAACTTCTCGTGCTATCCGTTACACTACAAAACCAATAGTTATCCGACCTGGATTCGAACCAAGACAAGCAGGCTCAAAACCTGTTATGCTAACCGTTACATCATCGGACAATAAATGTGGGAGTGATAGGACTCGAACCTATGAACTCAAATGAGGGCTGATTTACAGTCAGCTGCAATTGCCGCTATGCGACACTCCCAATTAAATTTGCACGGGTGGGGAATTACGATATCCCGACACCTAGTTTTGGAGACTAGTGCTCTGCCCCTGAGCTACACCCGTATTTTTTTGAGTTTGGAGTCGGAATCGAACCGACCTATCTCATTTTGCAGACGAGAACCTAAACCACTCGGCCATCCAAACATAAAATTTGTTCCCCCGGATGGTACCGACCCAACTTCTCGATATTAAAAGTATCGTGCTTCACCTTAAAGCTTCGAGGGAAAATTACAGGATATCGATTAACCTGCGGTGTTGATATCATTACACACCTTCACTCGTGACCGAGTAACGATTTTTTTGTTGTCACAGTAGGATTCGAACCTACGACCGCTTTCGTATCAGAAAAGAACTCTACCACTGAGTTATGTGACAATATAGTAGGGGTAGCGAGAGTCGAACTCGCCGCTTCTTGGTCCCAAACCAAGCGTCTCACCCCGAGACTATACCCCTGTTTTTATGGTTACATTATTTCAAAGAACAATTTCGTTTTTTATTTGACGATACAAAGTCACAACTTTTTTTTTATCAGGGTATAAAAACAAAAAACCCCAAACTTTTTTTAGAAGTTCGGGGTTCTCGATTTTATTACTAATTAATTTAATCTTAACTTATATTGGATTCACCAATAACCGAACTATGCGTAATACGCGGATACCAACAGATACTAATCTGGGGTTGACGTTTACTAATCATATTTTTGTTTATTGGTTTCATTTTTTTTAAAATTTTTGTTGTTTAATATATAACTATCTCAATAGTAGAAAAAGTTCCTGAAATGTCAATTTTTTTTTATTTTTTTTTGAAGTCGGAACAGGATTCGAACCTGTAATTAAGAGAGGTCACTTACCGCTGATGGGACATATACCATCACCCTCTGTATTGCCATACCGCGTCGCGTTACCAGTTCCGCCACCCAACTAAATTTTAATTTACTTCAATATCCTTTAATTCAATGTCCTCTCCTTGTATGTGTCTATATACCCTAGTGAAAAATTCACCTAATAATTTGTAGTCTTCAGGTATCATTCGACAATAATCAAATGCCGGTATTGTATCAAATATCCGGTGTTGAATTACTTTTTCAACACCATCAGGAATGTATTCAAAAATTATATTTCCTCTAAAAATATATTTCATATCTCTATAATTTAGAATACAAAGATAAGACATTTGTCTTAAATGGTGGAATTTTTTTTTTGAAGTCAGGACAGGATTCGAACCTGTATGCGTAACTTTCTT